TATTAGAGCGCGCAGAATTTTCAAAAATCCAGGATATCCTTTCCTTATTCCCAGAAGCGCATTATTGTGAGATATCAGTTGAGCATGTAGCGGGAATTGGTAAGATAACTAATTTAATAATCCCCACAAAGCTACAGGATTTAAAAAATAAAGATATCCAAACTAAAATGGTAATCACTATAACAGACGAGAATGATTGGTAGAGGATTAATCCCGAAGGAATGTTTAACCATTCTAGAATATTCAAGTCGTTATATTGAGCTCTCTGAACTGTTCACAGTTCTACTCCTTTTCACACAAGAAATCAAGCACTTTCGTAGAACTTTTTTAGGTAACTGCGTAAAAAGTGCTTGACTTCAACCCCGCTTTTTAGTAAAATTGATCCTGAAGTTAAGGTTAAACGGTTTTAAAAAAGTGCTTGACCTTAGCTTAAAATTTTAGTAAAATAAGTTATAAATTAAATTTTCTGGAGAGAAAAAATGAAATATGGTATTTATATTAGAAAAGAAAATTCTACGGAAGTTGAGTTTATTGATTCATTTGTTGCTGACTATTATGACGAATATAACGATATTCTCTGTGATACTGTTGAAGCAAATGGTTATGATTTATACGAAGACGATATTATTGTTAAGGAGATCTTCTAATGAGTTTAGATAAAATTACATTCAACAAAATTAATCAATTGTTAGATAATTCAGATAACTGGGTAATATCCGGAATTAGCCAACTAAGCGGTCGTGCGTTTTGGATTAAAGAAACAAATACTAGTATTAAGATTTGGACAGCTGGTGGATTCTGGTATTGTAATTTCTATGATGAATCTAGATATCTGGGTAATTTTGGGATTTTTGATAAAATCCGTCTCTGGCCAAAAGTTAATAGAATACTCAAAGAGTTACTCAAACAACAAGCAAAAACATTATTTTCAAAATTTTAATAGGAAATAATTTATGGCTACACGTGGTACAATTGCTGTACAATATCCTAACGGAACTATTAAACAAATCTATACCCATTGGGATTCATATCCGGAACATAATGGTAGAATACTCAAACAATTCTATTCCACACCGGAATTAGCTCAGGAATTAATCTCACATGGTGATTTAAGTGCTCTAGGAGATTATATTAATCCTGTTGGTACACATTCTTTTAAAGATCCGGAAGAAAATTGCTGTGTATATTACGGCAGGGATCGCGGTGAATCTAATACTGCAGCCAGAGTATTTAACAATTGGACAGTATTTACACGAGAACGTTCTACAGAGGAATATGATTATTTTTATTCTATTGAACATAATCGCTGGTATTTATTAAATGCTAGAGCGGAATATACTGAATATCTAACAGAATTAGATCCAACGGATCAATTAGATCCAATTGAAACTACCGAACCGGAAATCCGCGATTTAACGTTTGCTGAGGTAGAATCGTTGCTGGGCTGTAAATTCCGTTTAGTCGGCTAATAAAATCAATAACTTGCAATCGCAAAACTCCTCTACAGCGCTGTTGGTTAGGTAGCTATCGACAGCTGCCGTTCTAGGAACGTACAGGATCGCGATCTACAGGAGCAAAATAATTTTCAAAAGTGCTTGCTTTCTCCCCCGATCTTTAGTAAAATTGATCTATAGGTTGGGAACTGATCCTGACTACCTAAAGTGAGTTTAAAATGAGCAATATTGAAAAATTCCTAGCTGTAACTCTATATGAAGTTGAAACTGTATTAATTCCTGAGAATTGTGCTCTAGTTTATATTAATGGTTACTTATATCATATTGATGCCAACGATTTAAACAACGTTGAATATATTAAACAATAATTATTTGGAGAATTCTAATGGCTCGTGATACTTTTTACACTGCTCAATTCCCTGCTGGCCAATATTATGTGGGAGATCTCTGCTACGTCTGTCACCCAGAATGGAGCGAATTATGTTCTATTATGTTCGCTGAAGATGATATGGTTGAAGGCGAATTAACTGTACAAAATAAAAGAATATTCCTAGCTTCAACAGCATATGGTGATGGCAGATTTAATGATAATGTTGGTAGATTATATGGTGTTGATTCTGGCAGTTTAGGTATTATCGCTGTAGAAAATATTGCTGAATCAGAATTACCTAATTTAAATGGTGGTCATGTAATTGATTTCGCAGAAGATTTTACCGTAACAGCTCAACATGGTAAATTTAATTTTGGTGGTATTCTAATTGAGACTGGATATGATGAAGAATATGACGAAGGTTATTTAGACGACCATGATTATAATTATGATGATTATGAATCTCAATATGAAACTGATTATTAATTTTTTATCGCTGGCGCTAAAAAAAGTTGAAAAGTGCTTGACTTCTAGGTGGGTTTTTAGTAAAATTGATCTATAGGTTGAGGGTTGTCCCTGACCTCCTTTTATCGAAGATTATTGGAGAGAATATTATGACTAAAAAAGAAATCCGCGCTCAACTCTTAAACGATACCTTGGCTTATGTATTGCGTGGTAACGCGATTCAAGAAATCCCCGCTGCTAAGGTTAAAATCAAACACCAAGTTAGAGGTAGAACATCTAATACCTATATGACTGGCGGTGATGCTCCAAAATTTAATATCTCTGGTTTATATCACACCGGAGAATAATAATGTTAAATGGAACTGAAGCTGGATTAGTATTAATTGCAATGCCGATCGGTGCTGTTTTATTATTGTTTATGGATAAAATCTTAGACGCTGTATTTGATTTATTTACTGAGGAATAATTATGCAAATCAGGTATTATTGGAAATTGTTCAATAACAATCAAATGTTTGATATTACTGAAGATATGGAATTACTCTATTCTGAATGTGGATTTAAATATCGAGAAGCAGCAATTGGTGCAATGCAAGCCTTCTTAAGAGATTGGAATAGAGATAACGATTACACTTATCCTGAACAATTTGTATTAATTGAAGTTTATTCAGCCTAGGAATAATTATGAGAGAAAATATCCGTGTATTAAATATCTCAGCAGTTAAAACTGATGGTTGGTGGGAATGGAATTATTGGAATACTGTGGCGGAAATCTCAGTTGAACAATTTGAATCATTTAAATCAGATCGTCAAACAATTAAATTTGTACGAAATGAGTTGGGATTGTTATCTGAACATTCTAAAGGTAGGGTCAAAGTTATCGACGATGACGGATATAATTTACTCATCGTCGATAAAGCTAACAATATGCCATTATTCTGTATAGAATACGGGAAAGTGTTAAGCTAAAATACTTTGTTTGAAAGTTAATAAAAACTCGTCAGATTTCATATGCAAAAATTTAGGTTTTTTAATTTGTCTCTCTTCGCATAAGGTTTTAACCTCGAGATATAATGGTCTTTTACATTTTTCGTTGATTAATCCTTTACTTCTTTTAGAAGTTTTTTCTTTATTATGCGATAATTTGCTAGGATTAGATTCTTGCATTCGAATGGAAGTTTTTTGTTTATGTTCCTTTGATTGGAACGGGTTAATACCTTTTTGTGACCATATTTGAGCTGGGTGTAATCCTTCTTCAGATAATTGTTTATTTCTATTTGTAGTTGTTTTAGATATTATCTGTTTATGTTTTTCTGTCTGGAATACGTGAGTTCCATTTTGAATTTTAATAATTTGTAATTCAGAAGTTATCTTAGATATCCGTTCGCGTAATTCTTGTTGTTGGAATGGATGAGTTCCCATCTCAGCTAACTCTTTTAATCTATTTGAGTGGTTAAATTTAAAATCTTGTTGTTGGAATGGATGAGTTCCGTTTATAACTCTATTTAAATTCATTAATGTTACTTGTGTAGAATTGCTGACTCCGAAATACCCTTTTGGTTTAGCATAAGACATATTAACAAATAATGGATTCGTTACAACGTTGAATATTCGTTGTAATTGTAATTCTTTGTAGGTTGCTTCTGGTCTGGTGTCGTGATACGAAATAATTTCCACAGAGAATAAATGTGGGTTATTTTTTAATTCTGTTTCCCAGATAATTTTATATTTTTTGGAGGATACAGATCCTTTATATCCATTATGGATTTTATCAACAGAAGTTGATCCGATGTAATTTGATGGGGGTATTGTTGATTCGGTTTTTGTTGATAGTGCATTACCCGAATAATGGGTAATATAGACGCAGTATTTTCGTTCAGTATAAGTATTTGTGCTGGACATAGTTAATCCTCGTAAGTTTTAATTGATAGAATGTCTAGAGCCATTGGATACTGGACATATCGCGAATGGCATTTTTTATGCTAAGACAAACAGTATTTATAATTTTAAGTTTTGCAATTGAATATGGGCGTGTGCTCTATTAAATGGGATTAGTTTTCTGGAGATAATTTTCTAATCCCGTTTTTACTAACAATATTATTTTTTATCCTGGAGTTTATTATGTTATTTGTAGCAGAAATTGAATGTGACAACACAGCTTTTGAAGATAACCGCGCAGCTGAGGTGGCTAAAATCCTGCGGGAATTAGCTGATAAAATCGCAGCCTCCCCAGACACCTTAAATTATGGGTTGCGTGACTCTAACGGTAATATGGTGGGTGGTGCTGAGTTCTTTCCAGAACGATAAAATTTTTAGATAACTGTGTGAAAAGTGCTTGACTTCTCTCCTGCTTTTTAGTAAAATTGAATCATAGGTTGAGGAACTGGTTCTTAACTAATTTCTGGAGAGAATATTATGAGAAAAACATTTGATATCGAAGCTTTCAAATCCCAAATCAACTCATCACTGAAACACAGCACCTGCGCCCCAGATGTTAGACGTGGAATGTGTTTCGCATTAGAAACAGTGTTATTTGAGGCTGGCGCCTATGATGGGTTCAGATACCTTAACCAAAATGAAGTGGTGTGTGACGCTCAACTTCCAGGTGTTAGAGTAGACGCTGCTGGCGCTGTGTTACCGTTTGAAACACGTTTCCTAGACACCGATGATACTCGCAGAGAATATTATTAAAAAAGTGCTTGACTTGGCTCACTGTTAACTGTATAATGAACTCTGTTCTATGAATCTATATTTGATTAGGAGATAAAAATGGAAATAATGTTCAGCTCTGATGTATTTGAAGCAGTCCGTGATGGTCGTATGACTCTAAGCGAATTTGAGGATTGGGTCTGCGAACTACGAACAGCTGCTACCGATGAAGCCGAATACTGGGTTCACATGGCTGCAACTGGCGGTGAATAACATGAGTATCATTAACCGATTACGAGCCGCTCTCAAACCACAGGGAACTGCTCCTGCTGTACAGCTACACATTAATGGTCTAGGGATGTTCCACGCTGATTTTATCGCGCAGTGTATCGACGAAATAGAACGGTTGAATATCCGAGTGGCGTGTGGAGATCGTCCTACAGCCTTGGAAAAATTAGCCTTGAACATACTCTTAGACAGCGCGGATATTGACCTAGAACACGAAAGAAAACAGCGAGAATTTTTAGAACAGTAAAAATAATTTATCGCTGGCGCTCTAAAGTGCTTGACTTCTAAGCTGGTCTTTAGTAAAATTGATCTATAGGTTGGGGAGCGGTTCCCTGACCTCTTACTCTGGAGAGAGAAATGGTCAAAGAAGAATTTGTATTTGAACTTGCTAAAGAAGCTATTGATTTCGCAAGAGAATGTGTAGAACAAGGCTGCTCTATTGATTATGTTGGGAGTTCTTGGTCTACTCGCAAGGCAGGCGATTTCGGCGTTGCGGTTTTTATTGAACAAGTGCTTGACTTCTGACCTGCTTTTTAGTAAAATTGATCTATAGGTTGAGGTTGACCGCTGGGGTTGACCTCCCTTTTTGGAGAGAATAATATGAAAGTTTCTACAGCAGTTAAGGTTGCAATTAGACAATATTTTGGTGGTGTTCGCGGTTTTGAACAACAGGTTTATGATTTATTAATGGATTTAGATTCTGAATTTGATATGTTAGATGTTGATTTCTCTGGTATTAATCCAGATATCTATGTTTGGGAACCAGTTGAGAATTTTACTGTTGAACGATTATTGATTTGTGTTGATGCATTAATCAATGATGTTATCGCTGAAACTATTGGAGAATAATATGAGCAGAGAATTTACCAACAAATTAAATGATTTAATTGCTGAAGGTGTATTAGATCCTGGATATGTCCTAGAATGTGCTTTGCGTTGGATGAGCGAAGCCGATGTCGCGGAAATGTGTACTCAGGGCGATTTAGCCAAAACTGGGTTGTTTGATGAGGACGAGGACGAGGACGAGGACGAGGACGAGGACGAAGAATAAATTTATCGCTGGCGCTAAAAAGTGCTTGACTTGTCACTCTAGTTTTAGTACAATTGATCTATAGGTTGGGAACTGGTCCTAACTGCTAATTCTGGAGAGAACCATGACTGTATTAGAAATGATGAAGCGTGATGTTAATTCTGTAGTTGGTTTGACTGTTGAATATGATTTCGGTGGTGCTAAACCGCTGGTTGACACAGTTAAATCTACTTACAGTAAAGATTATTTTGTTAGCTTAGACGGTAATGATACACCAACAAAATGTACTGTGTATGCGATTTCGTTTGATGGTTTAAGTTTCTTCACTGTTGATAAATTTACAAAAGTGCTTGACTTGTCACTCTAATTTAGGTATAATGAACTCTGTTCTATTGAATCTATACTTGATAAACCTTACTGGAGAATAAAATGATTACTGACCAAATGTTAAACTGGTATGTAAATTATTTACAAGAAGATTACGCTGCTTGGAATCTAATGATGGGTTTTAAAGAAAAACCCTTAACTATTCGGATTGAAATTGGAAAAGTTTACATTAAAATTATCAAAGATTCTTCTGTGCATTCTTTTATTGTTATGAAGGATAATCCTAAATTTAAGGCAGGCGATATTTTAAAAGCTTCTAGTTATAAAGCTCCTGCTAAGAATTTTTCTCGCGGTAATGTTATTTCAGGTCATTTTTCAGGTATTTCTTGGTCGGGTTGTTAAAGAAGTGCTTGACTTGCCCTTCTAATTTAGGTATAATGAACTCTGTTCTATTGAATCTATACTTGATTAGGAGAGTTAAAATGTTAAGTCGTAAAATTGCTCGTGTTAAAGCTGGTAAATTTTCTATCGCGTACCGTGGGTTGAAATTATCTAAAGCTGCTAGAACAAGATTCTTAAACCGGAGAGAGAAATGATTGAATTATTTGTAATTGCCATAATGACTGCTGCTGTATTTTTATCTGTTGAATTTATCTGGGAATAATCAAATGACAGCTGTATTATGCAAAATCACCGAATATTATACATATGCCATGACAATTGTGCTAGGTGTAGAAATCGCGTGCTGGATTGTACTTGTACCACATAATTGGTAACAACGATGAAATTAAAAAAGATTTGGGGCAAATGGGATTGGGTTGATAAAAACGGTATGGTCTATGATTTAATCGCTGATGTTATTACCGACAAACAGGCTTATGAGTGGGTAAAATCTGGTTATTGGTCTTTTAAAGAATTTTCTCGCTGGAAAAATGAAAGTGCTTGACTTTCTAGGCTGATTTTAGTACAATTGATCTTGAGGTTGAGGCTCGTGCCTCGCTGGGAATTGTCCCTAACTGATATTAGGAGAATAAAATGACTGTTGTATTTAATGTATTGCAAGCTGTATTTGTTGTCGTTGTATTAACTGTAGTTTTCTCTGGCTTTTTATTGGGGTATTGATAATGGATGATAGAATCTAACTGTAGGTGATTATGGAGTTGATCGTTGCTGGTGTTTTATCTGTGGGTGTGTTATCCCCGAGCTTAATTTTTATTATATCTTTTTTAAAAAGTGCTTGACTTGTTAATCGTACTAGAGTAAAATTGATCTATAGGTTGGGAATTGATCCTAACTGGTTTTATTGGAGAATTATTATGTTGGTTACTTTATTAGAAGAAACAGAAGTTAAAATTGATCGATCAAAGTTAATTGCAGCTTTGTATCAAGCTGCACAAGCTTTGGAATTGCACGAAGCAAATTCTGTTAATATTCAATTGTGTAACAGCCATTCTATTTACATTGATTTATTTGCTGAACTCATTACTGTTGATTATGAAACCTTCTCATAAAAAACAATGCATAATGGAAAATATTAAGGTGGAATTACAATGATGAGTATCCAAGATAATATCGCTAGATTAAAATCTCTGCGCAGTTTAATGAGTGGTGAGCCATGGGCGGTTAAAACTGTACAACAGCTCACTGAACAAATCCAGGACCTAGAACAAGAATTAACAAATCCACGTAAAAAAGTGCTAGGTTGTCTACCGACTGACTTGCCGCTCTAATTTTAGTAAAATTGATCTATAGGTTGAGGCTCGTGCCTCGCTGGGGGTTGTCCCTGACCAACTAGGAGAGAAAAATGAGTTTAATTGATTGGGTGTATACCGTTGGCGCTTTGGTTGTAAGTTGGTTGGTGTTGAGTTTACCGTATTTAATTGAGAAGTGTTTTAAAAGTGTTTGACTTCTAGTCAGTATAACGGTATAATGAGTCATACTTAAATAAACGGAGAGAAAAAATGAGCTGTTGCGATGGTTGGAATTTATGGAAAGATTATCCTAACGATTATAAATGTAAACAATGCCCAGATTGCGGCGAAGATGTGGATGATGACGGCACCGCAATGAGAGGTTGTTATTATAGTCCGGTAGAATGTAAAACTTGTGGTAGTGCTCCCTGTGATGAAAGTTGCTAAAAAGTGCTTGACTTGTTGATGTTGTTTAGGTATAATGAGTCTATATTTGATTAGGAGAGATAAAATGAAACTTGAAAAATTTGATGGCGAATGGTTGTGGGTTGATAAAGTCTGTAATGTATGTAATGTGCTAAATGTTTCAGAGAAACAAGCATATGAGTGGGTCAAAACTGGTTATTGGAGTTTCAAAGAGTTTTCACAATGGTTAAAAGTTCAACAAAGTGCTTGACTTAATAACAAAAATAACATATAATAACTGTATACTTTGAATTTCTGGGTTCCGAAAGAATCCTTCTGGAGAGAGAAAAATGAATTTTGAAACTGCTGCTGTAGAAATGTTCCCTGAATTAATGACCTCTGCGACTATCACCCGTCGTCAGGTAAATGATGTGGTTGCCAAATTTAAGGTTAAATATCCTGTACACATTACCAATCCAAATAATAATGTTAGTCGCGGTGTATTTAATTTCTCGGCTCAAATGGATACCAATATTCCTGCGGTTCCAGTTGTTGTAGAAACTGATGAAGAATTAGACGCTAGAATTGCTGATACCTATGACAATCTAGAAATCTTAGTTAATTCCGTGGCTGACGGTCAAACCAAATCTATGGTTGTTAGCGGTCACGCTGGTATTGGTAAATCATATACAGTTCGTCAAACCCTAGAAGAAAATATTAACTCTGATTTTACTTTTATCAAAGGTTATGTTAAACCAACTGGTATCTTTAAATTACTCTGGGAAAATAGATTCGAAGGTCAAACAATTGTATTTGATGACGCTGATGCTGTATTCCAAGATGAAGTAGGCTTAAATCTATTAAAAGGTGCGTTAGAATTAACTAAAACTCGTAGAATTGCTTGGTTATCAGAAAAGGAATTTATCTCTGAAGACGGCGAACAAATTCCACGTTATTTTGATTATGAAGGCACAATTATCTTCTTAACCAATTTAAATTTTAATGATTTAATCTCACGCGGTAACAAATTAGCTCCACACTTGCAAGCTCTAGAATCTCGTTCTATTTACTTTGATTTACAAATTAATACCAACCGTGAGTTAATGACTAGAATTAAACAGGTTGTTATGAGTTCATCTATTCTTAGTGACCGTGGTATCAGTAAAGCTGATGAAGCTAAATTAATGGAATATTTAACCGAGAATGTTGATCGTTTAAAAGAATTGAGCCTAAGAACTGTTGAGAAATTAGCTGTATTATATTTGGCCAGCCCAGATAAATGGATTACTTTGGCTAACTCTGTAATGATTAAACGCTAAGGAGATAATAATATGATTAATATATCAGATAATCAAGCGTTTACATTATTTGCTGTACTTATTGCTGCTGCGTGTTTTGGTCTAGGTTGGTTATGGTGTTATCAAACTATTGATTTACCTATTATCGCACAATGTGAATTAAATCTAACTAGATCTCAACACTGTGTATTAACTGCGGTTCCGGAGAAATAATATGAACGAAAATATTTTTATTAAAATCACCATGAGTTGTGTATCAGTATTGGCAATTTGTGTAACAATGACTGTTGTTGTTATGTCAATTAAATTAGTTGTTCTGGGGTAATTAATATGTGTACTAATGATTTAATTTTAACAGTATATGGATTCTGTTTTAGTATTATGATTATTGCAGCAACAATTGTAGCAATGCACATGCTTGCTAAATTACTTAGAGATCGTTAATATGAGTTATCGTTCAGATGTTGCAATTAGAATTTATGGTGATCAGGATTTAATGCTTGAGTTTGGTGAATTATATTCCAATACCTTTGATTCATTATCTCAGGATATTCAAAATGAAATCTTAGCTCTAGAATGTAAATCAAATAACATCACTCTCAATAAAGATGTATTTTTTACCTCTGAAGAATATGGTTATGAATTCTTATTTATCGGTGAAAGCATTAGATGGGGTGATTATTGGTTAAAAATTACATCTGGTGCTGATTTCTTTAATCACATGATTCACTGCGCTTTAAGATTAAACTTAAATGTTGAATATATCCGTATGGGTGAGGATTATTCTGATATTGAACAATACCAAGAAGGACCGGATTGTGAATATAGATTATCTGTAAAGCGATCTATAGATTGGGTTTAATTGAACACTCGTTAAGGTTGACTCTCTCCCAACCTTAATAGACTGTATGCTCCTGAATATACCAAACCTATAAAATACAAGTTACTGCGAATTTCATGCGTTTTTAATTGGTATATTCAGTTGAGCAACCTAATTCTACTCCAGTATGCATACTGCAATATGGCCGCCATACTGAGACCATTTATTTTCTTTACGATAAATGGTTATTATCGGGCTTATTCTTTACAATAAGCCCAAACCTTATTCCGGTGCTGGCGCTTAGAGCTCTCTCCCTCTTGCTAGCACCGTTTTAGCTCCGCGATTAGGTTACTCTCCAGCCGAATCGCGTTGAGCTCCCTATTCTGACTCTAGAGCCTCCTCTCTCCGGCTCTAGGGTTGATACGGGACTCCCTAAATGAACTCTCTCCTCATTTAGGTTGAGTCCTTCTAGTTTATGCTCTCCTAAGGCATCTGACCTGCTGTTTGTACCCTGCAGGTCTATTTTCCTGCTCTAGCTCTTGCGAGCGCCTCGATAATCGTTTTTTAATACCATTCCCCCGCTCCTACCAAAACGCGCTGCTAGCACGAGTAAAAATTTTTTGAAATTTTAAAAAAGTGCTTGACATTAGTCTCGGTCTAGAGTAAAATTGATCTATAGGTTGGGGAACGGTTCCCTGACCAACCCTTATCGAAGATTACTGGAGAGAGCAATGGCTAGAAATTCTAAAAGACAATCAATGTTTAATGCATTAATCTCAAATGTTGTCTGTGCTGAATATGAATATTCGCAAGGTCAATTGAGCTTAGAAACATTATTATATGTTTACAGACAAAATCGTTTATTGGCAATTAAATTCTTTGGAGATTTATTTAGAGCAGAATGGTACGAATACGCTGTTATGAGAAGAATTGATGAGATCTTAGAATCTACAGCAACAAGTGCTTAAAATATAATCTGGAGAAATATAATATGTCATACGATATGTACACAGTTTTAACCACCCGCACTCAGGATAATTTCGATATCATTATTGATTATACATGGGATATTTATCCGCCAAATGATACATATGCTGAATGTGAGAATATGGGTCAGATTCTAGCTGATATTGAATCGGGTAATTTAAAATGGTTTTTGTTACGAGTTCGTGCGTTACGCTGCGGAATTGAATTAGGTGCGGAATATTCAGGTGGACATTTATATCCGGATTATTCAGATATTTTAACAGATGATCCAGGTTTAATTCAGGATTTAATTGATAGCGCAATTAAACAAGCTCGTGAAACTTTAGCGAAATTACAGGATTAGATTATGAACGAGAAGATTAAACAATTAGCCGCTGGTGCTGTATTTGATGTAATTGCGTTGGGTAGACACGATGGTGTGTTATTTACAGAAACTGAATTAGAAAAACCTGCTGCGAGAAAGAAGTGCTTGACTTCTGGGTGGGATTTTAGTAAAATTGAATCATAGGTTGACCCCTCAGCGGTCAACCTCCCTTCTTGGAGAGAAAAATGGAAATTAACCATACACATATTGGTGATATTATTCAATCTAACGGTAGAGATTCATATATCCTTTTAACTGGCGTAGATGATGGTTTTCTGGATTATGGTGCAGCTCAGGAATATGCTGAGAACCAATTTTGTTATGATTATGGATTAACCTTTACCGACGGATTCGATTTAATTAGCAAATCCGCTAATCAAATGATTTGTATTGTTTACCACAGAATGGATAATTAAAATGTTATATCTTGTTAATACAAAAACTCACGAAATTATTCGCGATGCATCTGGTGCTGTTATAGTATTCTCAACAAATAATGAGGCATGTAATTATGCTGGTACATTAGGAATCCCTTGTTGGGTAGAATCACAGGTTTATAATCCAGGTTTAAATCGGAGAAAATAATGAAAAGTACAAAATTATACGATGCATCAATTTATCCATATCTTGGGGTTGCTAATTCAGGTTATCCTGTGGTATTATTTACTGAACGTAATCAAGGAATGGTTGTATCAATAAGCCCAACACCTAATGACCAACTTTATCATCTAGGTCAATTCCGAAAAGATTGGGTAATGGGCGATTTTAGTAGATTTGCTGGTAGAATAGTGTTGGAGAATTAATATGATTATCGTACAAAAATGTGAATTATGTGACACTTTTATTTTATTGTGTAGGTGTTATGAGGGTGGTTATGAAAGTTTATAGAATTTATGATCCTGTGAGTAAATTATATTCCACAGGTGGATTACATAATGTTTGGACTAAAAATGGAAAACTTGGACCGAAGCTGGATTAAAAGCTCATATTAATTGTGTAAAACGTCAATCAAAATATAGATGTCAAGCGCAATGGAAAATTTATAAATCTTGCGAAATTCACGAATTTGAATCAGAACCGGTTGTCTTAGAAATTGCACCATATTTACTGGATTAATTTATGAAACAAGAAGTACTATATGATGAATACATTGACATTACTGATGATTTATCCCCAGAATCTGATGAAACACTAGATGAATTTTTGTGCCGTATTGCTAAAAATATTGCTGATATTAAAGAAAAATATATCCGAGAGTATCATACTCGTCATGAAATTTATAGAAATAATTATGGTTATGATGGCGGATATAATTTATCTTTGATTTTGTATAGACTAGAAACGGATGAGGAATACTCTGCTAGACTAGAACGCGAGCGAGAGCAGCTCGAAAAATCAGAACGGTTACGTTTGGCTAAGTTAGAGAAAAAACTCGCTAAGCAAGCTGTAGAGGAGGCTGCAGAACGAGCTGAATATGCTAGGTTACGGGAAAAATACGGATCCTAAAAAAATTGTAAAAAGTGCTTGACATGCTAGACAGAAACGTGTAAAATTGATCTATAGGTTGACCGCTGGGGTTGACTCTGTTACTGGAGATAATAATGGGAATTAGTGCAGATTTAATTGAGTTTGGTAACGGCGATCGAACTATTGATGATTTGAATAGCGACATTACATTATATGAATTTTTACCCGAACATTTACATCAATTTATTCAACAAATAGATGTTGAGGTTATCGACGACCAATATTATCGTGAATTATTCAACGATCCTACATTAATTTTGTATAGTTGGGATAGCGTAGATGGTATAGCTTATTTGCCTGAAGAAGAATACAATGCTCTTAATCGAGATGAAGAATTCTTAATCAGAGTTCCTCATCCAGTAAAAACCGCTGTTGCTAGGGTTAATAGTATTGCTGCTAAATCTTTAGGGTATATTGGCGGTAAAGAAGAGTTTAAATCTAACATATACGAATTGTATTATAGCAGAAAACATTTTCCATATTTATGGAGCTGGGATGCTAGTGATGTAATTATGGATACTGTTCCAGATAGTTTGGTGGAAAAGGTTGCAGCAAATAATGCTGAGCGAATTTATATTGATTTGGGGTATTAAATGAACCGAGTTGAACAAATTATAATTACCGAACGATATCACAACAGTAATCATTGGGTCGCTGAAATGACATTTCGTGATAGCGATAAGAATTTATGGTATGTTCGTTGTAATGATCTTAGCCCAGAATTGGTGGCTGCTAAAGCATATTCTATTTTATCATATCCAGAAAGTTGGGAATGTTGGGGTTGGATTGTCGAGGAATAATTATGAAAAAAGCGATTATGATAATAGCATTTGCCGTAGCATTTAGTTTTGGTGGGATGCATTTACAGGAACATCAGATTATTACTCACCCAGCTTATTGGGCACTTTATGGTTTTATATTTGGTGCACTTAGTCATATTATTTTATTGGTGGTACTTTATGATGAAACCGACTAAAGAACAATATTGGATTACTGCTAGTGGATATTGGGTAGTGTCTTCTAAAATTAATAGAATTAAATGGGGACATATTGATGATGATAGTTCACATTTATGGGATTATCGCGGCGAGAGTTCCCATGCAAAAGTTCCCGCATATAATGATATTCTCCCTGCTCTAAAATCATTAAAACTCGCCATTATCAAACGAGGAATCGGTTCTACAGTTAGAGTCAGTCATGTACAGTACCGTTATTATGTTAACCAACGTTCAGGTTGGGGCAGGCATCGATCTATCAATGATTTTAAACCAATTAACTTATAAATTATGATTATTACAACAAACGCAAAACCCAAACAACACATTTATCCTTGGTTAGGAATTAATGCCCATAATTTTGTAGTGTTATTTTATGCAGATAATATGGGAACTGTATTAAGAAGTCCTGGTACGGATTTCCTTCCAAGTGTTGGATATTATTCTACTAAGTGGAATATGGGTGATTTTCAAGAATTTAACGGTACTATTACGCTGGAAAATTAATGAACGATAAAATTGCAGAATTAATTAAACGAGCAGAACCTATAGCGAAATTACAGGATTAAATAATGAACAGTAAAATTAAAGAATTGTTATCACCGAAACTTATAGAATGGGGTGCGGATTCTGATGATAATTTCTCAGAGGAATTAGAAAAATTTGCCGAGTTGATTATTAAAGAATGCGCTAGAGTATGCGTTCAAGAAAATCCTGATCCTAGGGATAGTATAGAATTACAATCCGCCAATAGAATTTTAAAACATTTTGGAGTTGAATAATGAATGAGAAAATTAAAGAATTGTATGAAGAATGCACATCCCATGTTTATGTTAAAACCGATGGGTATGGAAATGATAATTTCTCAGAGGAATTGGAAAAATTTGCCGAGTTAATTATTAAAGAATGTGTTATTGTTTGTAAAACTGGTGGTGTTAGTAATAGCGATTACAATACCGGAAGATTACATTGCGTTTATGATATCAAACAACATTTTGGACTTGAATAATGATCAGTTATAGTACAAATTGGATGGGACCAGTCAACATAAACTGGTATCACGAACGTGGTTTAACCGAAACTGTCACCAAAACCTTAACTGAAGATAGTGCATTTACTGCTAAGAAAAAAGGTGATGTATTTTCTTATACAGACATCACTGAACGTTGGTCAGGTGGTAGAATAGACGTTTATGGTACAGGTGAACCGTATGGTGATGAACTTGGTTTACCAATTATGCACGGCGAAGATTATGCACGGTTTTCGGTATGGTTAAGAAAATTTAAAACAGAAACAATGTGGACTTTGAATCAATTAGTCGAAGAATATGAAAAGATTAATCCAAAAATTCGTTGGGCATCAGAACATTTTGAGGATAAAGAATGAACGAGAAAATTAAACAATTGTACAATAGAGCATTGTATGAATATTTTGGGGAAGAATATAAAAATTGTGAGTTGGACATATATCCAGAAGATCAATATTTCGCTGAGTTAATTATTCAGGAATGTTTACATCTTTGTGATATACATTCTCAACTCCAAAGAAATCAATACTATAACGGTGTTAGAGCAGTTCATGATTCAATTAAACAACATTTTGGACTTGAATAATGAATTGGTTACCAGAACATAAATGTGGGTTGTATATTTCCCACAACCCACATAAAGATTATTATGAAACAGTAGAGCAATATTTTAAAGATTATAGTAGCGAATTTATCTCAACTGAACAACAAAACTTATCAGTCCAAACCGATGAATTATGGGAAATTAGATGGTATCCAGATACTCCTGTAGGATCTTATTGTGTACATGCTGCTTCATTAACCGCACTTAAAGAGTATTTTGAAAATGAACGATAGAATTGCAGAACTTAGAAAACAGGCAATGGAAACTTATACCTACAGTGATTGTGATGGCGATAATAATCGCGGAACACGATTAAATGAAGAAAAATTTGCCGAGTTAATTATCCAAGATGTTATAGAAGAATTCTATGATCACCTTCAATACAACTTCTCAAGCGGTTATGCGAAAGAAATAACTGGTTGGGTTAAAAAACATTTTGAGGTAAAATAATGACGCAAAATAGAAGACAAAGAGACGTAAAATTCCATTCTATTGATCTATATGTTAAATTTGAAGAGCACACTATTCCTGAGGTAGTTGAATATCTAGAAGAATTGCAAAATATGATACCAGAAGGATACGATCATTGTTTATGTTTCGGTGATGGAGATCTAGATCTCGTAACATGGCGATATGAAACAGATGCTGAATATGAAGCTAGAATGCTGCGCTTACAAGAGGAGAAACGTCAACAGGATCTTATGTCAATTTGGCATGATAGATATAAAAATGGCGATGTAGTGTAAATTTTTTAAAAAGTGCTTGACTCTCCAACCAAAAAAGCGTATAATGAATCTATACTTTGAACTGAGGAGAGATCTATGAATACCGTGAAAACTGAATCTGCTGCAACCTATGCTGTAACCTCAACTGTTGCTGAAGACGCTGTTATCGCCCAGGCAATGAGTATCCTGGAATCGCGTCTACGCACCAAAACAACTGCTTTTACCAGTCCTAATCAATCAAAACAATTTGTAAGATGTAAATTACAACAATTAGAACATGAGGTTTTCTCTGTATTATTCCTAGATAATCAAAATTATTTAATTGACTATACAGAAATGTTTCGCGGAACAATTGATTCGGCTGCGGTTTATCCACGAGAAGTAGCGAAACTGGCTCTGGAATTGAATGCTGCAGCGGTTATTCTAGCTCATAACCACCCATCCGGTATTTCGGTTCCAAGTAGCGCAGATAGAAATATCACTCATAAATTAAAATCCGCTCTAGAGTTATTTGATATTCGCGTGTTGGATCATATTATTATTGGTGATACAACATATAGTTTTGCTGAATCCGGTTTAATTTAATAGGAAAAATATATGGCGCAAAACTGGGCAATTAAATATTACAAGGTTAAATTATTAAAATTTAATCAAATTCAAATAATGAAACAATTGATCTATTATGGGAAAAATTGGCGAAGTGAATGGTACAGATTTGGTTGGGAAGAGCCGCTATCTCAGCAAACATTTGACGAGCAATACGAAATCCTAGAGGAAATTAAAATATGAATAAAATTGAAATTAACGTTGCACATTATGCTCCAACTAACGCGGATTTTAAAACTCCAGATCAATCTAGAATCTGGGTAGGTGTTTACACCGATGACGATGATAGCGAATGCATTGGTGCAGGTTATATTCCTAATCCATTTCCGCTAAATTATTTTGGTGCTGCAGGTGAGGAATTCCAACGACGAGCCTTTTCTGGTAAATTAGTTAAAACCGTTGTTATGGAACATATGAATGGTGGTAGATCTAATCCACGAGAATATTCCAGTTTAACAGAATATCTAGCAGATCCTGCAGTAAAAGAAAAATGTCGTCAAGTTATTACTGGTGGGTTGGCTTATACACTTGGTGGCGATTTTGGTGGTGATCCAGATAAAATTGATTATATCAATACTTGTAGATGGGCTGAATTTCCACTAGAATTTGATGTTTCTACTTCTAGCTGGGATAGTATTGTTCCTCAAGAGTGGTTAAATGAATTTCATGCAGATACAATCGTTGGATTAGGTAAATGCGCAGTCTGGTCAGATGCTGATAGAGCAATTGCAGAATGTACCGTTGAAGACGATTTATTTGGTAGTAGATTATTTCCGGTATTAAAAGCACCTGTTGAATTAACTTCACAGATGCAGAGTATTTGTTATGGATTTAAAAGTTGTTCTGAGCCATTAAGCGATAGTGAATTTGTTTATATTGGTATTCGTAGCAAAACATACGAAATTGATACTATTCATGAAATTTATGCAGCTGGTGGTTGGATTTTGTGTGATCAACAATGGGATTGGTAATATGACTCAAAAATTATTTCAAAATAAACCTTTAGGTAAAGACTCATATACTGTTGGTGACGTTTTTGTATATGAAAATATATATTATATGTTAGCAGTTTTGATCGCGGTAGCGTAGGTGGCGTCAGTTTGATAAATTTACACTCAGGTGCTATATGGGATGACTCAACAGCTGTAAACGATATTGGTAATATTACGGTATCAGAATTGTCTGATATTATAGGAGCGGGTGTATATAGATTTAGATATGTTCCGAAATTAATTATCACAGAGGAATAAGGTATGCAACATGATTCATTTTGATTTTATAGTAGACGATCGTGAAGCCGAAACTGTTATGCACTTAATTCATGATGAAATTAGTGTCTGTAACATGGAAATTATGGATTGTATGTCAGAAGGAAATAGAGAAGCAGATATTCTCTATTACAGAAATCGAATTAAATATATTGAAAATTTGTTAGAGAAAATGTCAAACAGCAGGGTGGAATAAACATGAAAATTGAATTAGAGCTAGACAATGAACAAGTATCGGAAATTATTCGTAAAGATTTGATTGAATCTTATAAATTTGATCATGATGATCCAGATTTTGGTCCTGCATTAAAACAGGTTATCCGATTTTACAGTACACCTAAACAGTATCAAGAATTTTTAGCGCAAGAAAAAAGTGCTTGACCTGCGGTGCTGATACATGTATAATTGTTCTATACTGAAACAGTCGTTTCTACTTACTTGGAGATGAAGATGTATAATTTTACTGAAGAAATGATGGTTAAAGCTCTTGAAACGAATGGTTATCGTAGATCAATGCGAGAAAATTATTGGCGGAGTTATAACGGAAAATATGTGGGTACGCAAGAACGAACATTACACGAATCTTTTGAACATTTATTACGAAAATTAAATTTACTTTAGGATATTATTATGATCTCTACAGAGCGATTTCAAAATAATATGTGGCAAAATATTGACGATATTAAACCAAAATCAAAAAAGAATATTAAATGTAAATTGGAGATGAAGATGTTAGATATTAAATCTGGTGAATATAGTATTGAAACGATCCATGCTGAAGCAACTGCTGCTGCTCGTGCAGCCGCTGAAAAATATTTTACCGAAAAGTTGGGTGGTCGAGATCAATATGCTTGTGGATTTTCGTGGGTAACTGTACAGGGTGTTCGATTAAACACCAAAATTGGCCGAGCCATGGCTGCTGTAGGTTTTCAAAAATCTTGGAGTCGAGGTATCTACTTATGGAATCCTGCTTCAATGCCTGTACAGAACGTAGACTGTTTATATGCTGGTGCTGCAGCTTATGCTGCTGTGTTACAAGGTTATGGTTTTGATGCTTATGCTGAATCAAGGTTGGATTAATTATGAAAATTTATATTGTTGCTAGAACAGATGCAGACGGTTATATTGATGTGTATAGAGCATATAGTAATTATGCTCTAGCTCGTTTGAATGCTATTAAATTAATGGATGACGATGAAGATATTCAATGGGAAGTGTTATCTGTTAATTTGGATGAATAAGTTATGACTCAAAGAATGTATAGAGCTTGGATAAATCAACCAAGTACCGCACAACCACTATTTCATTTACACGGTCAACATTGTATTGCAGTTGATACAGGGGAATCTAGTGTGAGGATTTGGTTTACACATGGTTCGGTTCATTCTATGGAAGTTCTTAGAAATTGTATTTCTGAAATAAAACTTAGCGCCAGCGGATGAAAGTGTTTGACTTCTAGATTCAGTTGCGGTACAATAGGTGCATAGGTTGGGTTTGTCCTGACCTTCTACTCTGGAGAGAATATTATGACTACTATCGCTGATATCAAAACCTGTGTTGACGCTGTTAATGCAGCTTACGAAGCTCGTGTGCAAGGCGCGATTGTTGACAACTATGACCGTAAACCAACTCTTGATCGTAGCGGTCGTCAGCACGCTCCTTGCGATAATTACATCTGGATTGATGGTAATCGTTATCTAGGTGGACAATATTTACCTGAAGATGAAGAAAATACAGCAAAATCTTATTCTCTTAAAATTAAAATAGCGAAAACAGTTGAGTCGCAATTACAGGAAATTGTGCGCGGATCTCTAGGCAAAACTTGGATAGTGGATAATACAGAGATTGGGTATTATTATGCGCAGGTAACTCGAGCAGAAAAAACTGCTCTGGAAAAAATTTTACCTACAGTTGATCGTCAAATTGTCTTAGCCAATGAACATACTGTATCTAAAACATGGATTTTTAATACCAAAAAATTAATTAAATCTTATGTTTATAAATTTGGTTATCAGTGGCAAGAAATGTTCGAGGATTTTAGTCATATGGATGCCCCAGGAGTAGAATTTGAATTAGTTGTTAAGCGCGATGGTAAGATCACATTTAAATCCGCTTTTGATGGTAAATCAGTATGTTATGTTACAACACCTTATATTGCGGAGTAGATTAGGAGAACAGCGATGACAGAAAAAAATATTAATATTCAGAACAATCATATGCAAGATATTTTGAAAAAAGTGCTTGACTTTAACATGCGACTCAAGTATAATGAATCTATACTTAACTTTATCTTGATTAATTGGAGAAAATTATGACCACTGCAGCCGAATTGATTGAATACTTGCAATCCCTACCTCCAGAAACGGATATCGGAGTTGTTGGTGGCCGACAAGGCGACTATAATTTATTTGAAGAATTAGAGCTTCCTGCGAAAAAGAAAGACGGTAAATATTGGTGGTCGACACAAAATGTAGATTATGGTGGAGATGACGGTAATGGCGTTCCTTGGTTATTTTTGGGGAGATCATGAACGAGAAAATTAAAAGATTATTACAGCAAATAAAAGGCGAAACTTATAGTCCATTAGTTATACCCACTACCATATATGAAACATCTAAACTGTATGGTATGACAGAAGAAGAAATTAATCAATTTGCTGAGTTAATTGTTACAAAATGTATTAGTGTGGTATACGGTTCAAACTATAACAAAGCTGATGCATTAGCAGAAGAAATTTATCATAAATTTTGGGATTAAATTATGAACGAAAACCTTAAAACTTTATCTGATGAAGCATATATTTTCGCTGAACAATATAGCATTTATTCGCCTACTCTGTTGCAATGCTACACGGAAAAATTCGCACAGTTGATTATTCAAGAATGTTTGAATATAGTAGAGGCAACTTCTAATGAATCCGCAGATCTTGGTCGAACTGTATTAGAAAATTCTGCTTGGATTAACTCTGATATTAACCGTTATTTTGGGGTTAAATAATGATTATTCAAAAAATTAAAAACGTAAAAACTGGATTAACTGAATATTTCACTCCAACAGTAGAACTTACATTAGTTTTTGATCCTGAACAATTAATGGATATGTTGGGTAAACATGGAATAGAAATTACAGCACAGGAATTTTTTGAGGAATTTTTAGCAGCACGAGAATTTTATGACAGAAACGCTTAAAGAAATTATGATAGATTCGTCGGTGGTATCTGCACCTCCTAGGATGCTTAAAGCTACTTGGGAAGTTGACTCTATAGATTATGCCAGACGTTTATTTGGGTATTACCCAAAACGAGATAAACAGCGATTAAAACCTAAGTTTAAAATTGCAGCTAGAACTGTTAAACAACGCAACAAATTATTATGTAATCATTTTCTAGGTTCGTATAATAGAGATATTCTAGCTCATAGATCTAGAATGGCTAAAGAACGAGAGATGATTACTGTTATGGCAGATGAAATGCGAGCAGAAATAGATGCAGCAGTAATACAACAATTACTTCAAATGAGGCAGTTAAATGAAAATTAAAGCTAGAATTCGTTGGAAAATGTATAATAGCGTTAAAAAAAGAATCGAACGCAGAATTAGACCTTGGGGTTGGGAACCATTTGAAGTTGTAACATTTGTTTCTAAACCAATTAAATTGTGGTTAGCAGAAAAACGTGCTAGATATAGCGAAGAAATTCTACCATTTTACGCTAAACGACCAATTAGATCTATGAATTTACTTAGAATTAAAATGGGCGTAGCTCCTGTTAACCCAACGATTATAAACAAAATGTACGGATATAGGTTATAATTATGTTTACTCTTGAACAATTATTTGATTTAGACAACGAGCATAATGCAGTGGATAATTTCCATGATTGCGTAGTATTAGCAACAGATATTAGTCATACCCCAGAATCCCTACAAGAAATATTTGAACAATTGCCGCCAGAAATTCAGGGAATTGCGTTTTGCTGGGGTTTATCTGATACCGTGTTCAGAGATTTTGCGTATGATTATTTACGAGAAAATGCATGAAATATTGGTGTTACAGTCCGTTTAATGAATTAGGTAATCCAGTTGTAGTAACATTATCTGAAGGCGAAATTATTACACAATATTGGTCTTATTGGTACACTCAAATGTGTAATAAATTTGGCACAGAATATGTCAATCAAAATTATACTGAACATGATTGTATTGATGATTGGGTTGTTGTAAATTGGGCGTGGGAATCTGGTAATGAAAATAAGTGAAATAATTTATAGCGTTGTGGTAATGATTTGTTTAACATGGGCAGTTTATACTGTGGCAACTAAATATGCTCCAGCAGTACCTGAACCTCAACGTGTTGAACAAGAATTAATTGAAATTAATCGGGTGGAAACTAATGGCAATTTATAAACGAAGATATGGTTGGGGTCGTAAAGAATATAATTCTAAAACTGGATTGTTTCAAGGTGAAACTTCATTTTCTACTTCTGATAGTTTTAGTAGAGATTGGATGGGTAAACCTGTAAATAAACAACCTGAACCGAAATATAGTATGGGTAAAAATGGTTGGGATGATTGATATGACGTTACCCACCACAGAAGTTAAAATAGCAGTTGCCGTCAGCGATATTGGAATGGTTGAGTGTATTCCTTATGAACCATATAATGTTCAGTGTCATCAAACATATTTAAAATGGAAACAAAATCTCAAAGATGATGCGTATCATAGTTGGCAAATTTCAATTTTGTCAGCAAATATTCCTGTTCCTTGTATACCAGAAATTTCGGCAACGGTTAAAAGTGCTTGACTTTATAGTCAAACTAAAGTATAATTGCTGTATGGAGGTTGATTATGATTATTGATAAGCAGTTAGGTATAGAAGCATGGGTATCCTATGAAGATCCTAGATACCCTACTCTGGTTTTGCGTAGCGATGAATTCGGTTCGATTGGATACGATTTGGATCTTTCCACTGGTAATTTGAGCAGAGTTTGTATTTGTGCTGCGCATAGCGAAACTGAATGTTGCTGCGGAGCGTGGTCAGATGCTAACATTTGAACAGTCTTTACATTTATCAAAACGCGGATTTCGTGGTTTAACATATGAACGTTCTCTACAGTTATGGGATCCAAGCTACAAACAAAATTTAGAACCGGATAAAAACATGAAACTTATTGATGATATTTTGCAAGAAAAATTACTAAAGAAATTAGATAAATTGAATAGAAAAATTGCATGGGTTGGTGATCGAGAATTACGGCAAAAATTAGATTATCATACTGTAGAACTTTACAAATTGATTACCAGTTACGAAACAACTACTCTGGAGAAATAATATGACACAACAAGTAATTTATGGTTTGATTAGAGATAATGGCGATGGTAGCGGTTCTATGTGTTGGTTTAGAAATCTAAATATTGTTGAACGCTTATTAGAAGATGATGATTTTTATGCTAATGAAGGAAGTCCAGCAGAAACATTATATTTTCCTGTTAGTTTGGATTTAAATTTGTGCGGTTTTATATTTGATGATGAGCAATTTGAGGGTGTATTATGAGAAAAGTAGCGATTAATCGTCGTTATGGTGGTTTTGGTTTATCTAACGAAGCTGTACTTAGATATGGCGAATTAAAAGGAATTACCTTATATCACGTACCTGATAAAATTTGTGATTCATATTATTTGTGTCCTCCTGAAGAATATGAAGCGGTCTATGCTGAAGACTGTAAAACACCAAATGGTCCAGGTAGATTTACAGCTTCTAATGCACTATATTTTAGTGTAGATGATATTCCGCGAGATGATCCAATATTAATTCGTGTAATCGAAGAATTGGGCGAAACTGCTAATGGACCTTTTGCTGAATTAAAAATCGTAGAAATTCCTGAATCTATCGAATTTGAAATCGACGACTATGATGGTATGGAATCGATTCATGAACGTCATCGTAGCTGGAGTTAATATGCGAGTATTTGATGTCTATGCTCATGTTAATAGTGGTGATTTAGAATTAATTGATACTGTATATTTCCATAATACTTTTACGTCAGAAATGGTACGAGATGAATTAATTTTTATGGGATATGACGAAACAATTTGTGTCGTAGAACATATAGAAGGAGGCTCCATTGATTGAGATTATTATAATCACAGCAGTTGCTGCAGCTTTATGTTATGCCTTTTGGGGGTTATAATGTTTACTTTTAATTTTACCTTAATTAATCCATATAAAACTGCATGGAAAACGCTTAAAGAATTTAAATATCCTATAACAAAAACGACAAATTGTTATATCGGAATTTACAAATCTTCGGATATTATTAGTGTTGCATTGTCGTTTCAATTAGCCAACGAAATAAGTATTAATCTAGGTTTATTTGGATATTCTATTGGTTTAGATTTTTACACCGAACAAGATTGGGATTATACTAATCATTGCTGGAAAACATAATGTTTCAAAATTTAACCGAACCAACTGAATTTGATTATCAATTAATCCAATTAATTTGGAGATACATGACTGAAACCGAACGTAACGAATTTGCTAATAATATTGTACAAACATTTAGCGAAAATGATTTGGCAGCATTACCTGAACTGTCTAGAACAATTTTAACAGTTAAATCTCATGAAAACTTTATTAATTTATGAATCTTATTGGGAAAAATGGTACGGACACGAACCCGCTGGCAAGGCGCGAGTAACCAACGCTGTGTATCCCATAGACCTCTGGCGTCAATTAGTCCTTGTTGAGGGTTATACCAGAAATCTTTATGTAATTGATGAACGAGATTTATTAGAGGAAACAACATGAAAATTGGTATCACCGGAACTCGATCGGGAATGACTGTTTTCCAATTTAATACAGTACAAAATAATTTACGTTATTTTATAGAACAATATCCAGATTCAGAATTTCATCATGGGGATTGTGTTGGCGTTGATGTTCAAGCAGCAGAAATTGCTCAGGAATTAGGTTATAAAACAATCGCGTATCCTTCAGTGGGAGAGGATCTTAGAGCATGGCATACAAGTGATGTGATACTTGAATCAAATACCAATTTTGCACGTAACAGAGCGATCGTACAAGCCGTAGATTTGTTGTTTGTGGTTCCATATCAGATGCAACACCAAACTCGTGGTGGGACTTGGTATACACACGATTATGCAGAAAAAATTGGTAGAAATAAATTAGTGTTCTATCCTGCACCAACAAAAACTGAGTCGTATGATTTAGGCAATTTTTGATATTATGTCTCCTATGAAAGACAATCACTTATAACTATAAATAGTTTATAAAATCAGTCTTTTTCATAAGGAGAAATAATAATGTCAGAATGGGGTATTTACGACGCAAAAACTATTTACGGAACAAGTGTTTCCGTTACAAATGGTTCGAACACAGTTATTGGTGTGGGTACACAGTTTACAGCTAATTTAGTTATTGGTGATGTTTTAGGTATTCACTCAGATTTATTTACTAAAAATAGAATTGCTGCTATTTCTAATAACACAATTTTAACTTTGGCAGATCTTTTTACAGGAACTTCAAATACAACTTTACCGATTTCGTTTGTAAAACATAATCAACAACCAAAATATGTTTATCAAGACGGTGATAATGTAAGCGGTTTTGATTCAATTCAAACTGTTTATGGGGTCGATACTAGCGAAATTGATGCTGGTAGCGCAAATGTAACTGCTGTATTGATTCAGTCAGCTGGTTCAAAATATGTAGAAGCTCCTGCTGTAACTTTCTCAACAGGTGCAGCTGCAGCAACTGCTTATGTAAGCGGTGGTGCTGTTGCTAATGTAACATTAACTGCAACTGGTAATTCGTATTCAAGCGCACCAACTGTTACAATCGGTGCACCTTATATTACGTTTAATGGTGCAACTGCTGCAAATGCTATTTCAAACACAATCAATTATACTGGTCATTTATTTGCTACAGGTGATGCTGCTGTTTATACTAATGGTGGTGGAACTTCTGTAACAGGTTTAACAACTGGTAATACATATTATATTATTAAATTTACGAACAATGCTTTCGCTCTAGCAGAATCATTAGCAAATGCTACTGCTAATGTTCAAACTGATATTACAGGTGCTGGTGTTGGTGCTGCTCATAAAGTAACTTTAACCAGTGGTGCTGCTACTGCTGTTGCTTCATTAGGTGTTGGTAATGCATCAACTGCTAAGAGCAAATTAGCTCATGCTGGTTGGGTTAAGAAAACTGTAGGAACTGGTGGTCGTGCTGGTCGTATTCAATACGAAACATTGGTTGCAACTGGTTCTATTACAACTGACGCAGTTGATGATTTAACATTCCCAGATGCATAATAAAATTTTATTATAACTCTGAAAAGCCCATCTATAGATGGGCTTTTTTTTGCAAAGTGCTTGACTTTTTACCTGTTGTATAGTACAATAGTTGTATAATTTGAATTTTTGGAGATGAATATGAAATACAGCGATTTTGTTAAAATTTTGACGGTTTTAGATAAACAAAATCAAATCCGTGATACCTGGATTGATACGGTTCCTAGCGAAATTAATGCAGCATTTTTCGAGAATACTTATGTAAATTCTTTGTGTCGAGAAATTGGATTTTTAAAAGAACAATTAATTCCCGCAACATTGTTGTATGATATTGATTGGTTCTTGTATGAAGTTAATCGGGAAACTGGGTCAATAGCTGTTCAAAATGATACAGAAATTACAATTAAAACGCTGGATGATTTTTTGGAATTGGTTAAATCTTATTACGAATTTGAGGTAGAATAATGAGAACTATTTACGCGAGTCAAATTAAAACTCCAGATGGTACAATTTTGCGTAGTCAGCATCGTCACGATTATAAAACATATACAGACGCAAATGGCGAAACTTATATGATTGATGGCGGTTATGATTATTTTAGAAGTTCTGTTAATCGAGTTCCAGCAACAAATATCACTGTTTATACTGATGATCCTCATGAAATTAAAAGAGAAATTCCTGTTTGGGGAACTTATGGTAAAAACGGTGATGACTCTTATCATGTAATTTCAGTTGCGGAAATGACCGATGCTCATATGAATGCCCTATTAGATTTAGGTTATGTTAGACCAGCAATTGTTGATACCATTTTAGAGGAAATTAAATATCGTGAACACTTATACTCCTGATCGCTGGGTTATCCTAGAAATTAAAACATCCGCAGAATGTGTCTATAAAATATTGGCTGGTTGGCGTGGTGGATTTACCTCAGGAGATTCCTGGAGATTAAGTTCAGCAATTGTTGATAGCGATACATGGGAAAGTGGATATGCTTTTGTTAATGAAAGCGGCAGCAAATACGTTGGTTTTACTGAAAATGAAGGCATGACTATGTACATGAGCGAAATTTATCAACAATTCGAGGATTCTGCTGCAGGTAAAGGTGAGATTAGAATTGTCGCTGCTGAAGAATTTTTAAAAAGTGCTTGACTTTTTTACCTAAGTATAGTACAATAACTGTGTATTTGGAATAATGTTGCCACGCGAAAATCGTGCGGAAAACTAACGAAAATATGGGTTCGAATCCCAGGCAGCATTATTCTAATTTTATTATAAATTGTTGAGGTTAAAATGAAAATTACACTAAGAAAAGCAAATGCTATTCAAACTTCTATTAATGAAGTATTAAAATCAATCGAGACGAAAGCTCAGATTAATATTAATGAATTTCAAGATCCAGAAACTGTATTGCGCTCTGCCAAAGACGCATTTATGACTGGAGTTTCTCGTAAATTATCATTATTAGAAGCGTTGGTTGAAATTAGAACTAAAGTTGGAGCAGCTAACGAAACCTCTGATATTAATGCTTGTTTAGCGACATTAGCTTGGCTTGATAAAGAAATCAATTTATTATCAGCATTTATTGCTCCAACTCATCTACAAGCGGATTTAACTGTTATTAATGGTCAGTTAAATAAAATTAAAAATAGCGCAGTAAAAGATTCATATTACTCAAAAACTGAAGTTACAACAGGTATTTTATCTCAAGTAGATATTGACTTTTATACCAAATCAATTAAAGATTTGAAAAAAGATAAACAAAAACTTCAGGATAAAATCTTAGAGTTAAACTTTAAAACTGAGATTGAGTTAAGCGATAGTGATGTAACCACCTTAACATCGGAAGGAATTATTTAAGGCAAGGGTTAGAAAACTCTTCCCAGATTAAAGAAAAGAACCAGAATTGACGAATTTTTTTGGAAGCGAGTGGAAACTTGCTACCAGATACAGTTATTTGCCTGACGTGCTCCTGAGTATCGCTTAATTGCTAAACCTGTCATTTGTTCTCAGGGTATATGTGGGCTTTTGTTGTTTGTCTTTTGATCCAATTATATGGCTGTTTGTTGTATTTTGTCATGTCAATTGCTGACTTTTCTTTGATTTGTTATTGTTGCGTGCCACCGGACTTGCGGGCAACCCCTCCCCCAGTGGACATATGAAACCCGCTTCGGCGGGTTTTTTTTATGTGGGATAAAGTGCTTGACATCTAACATGGAATAAGGTATAATAACCTTGAGGTGAAATTATGAATTTTTTGATTGCAGGTTTAAACGCATGGACGTGTGAGTACATGCGCGAAAATAAAGATGGATATGATCCAGTAGTGTTTAAACTTTTATATTATTCAAACTGGATTGGTGGTTGTATTAATATTATTATTGGGGTTGCAGAATTTTATGAAAATTGATGAATTGTTAAAAGTAGCAAAATACCAAATTATTGAATCTACTCCTTATGAGTGGGAATGTTTTGGTTCAAATGTTAGATTCCTAGATCTAGATACGCCCGCTAGTAACATGAATGTTGTTTGTGTTTTCGATACAGAAACTGAAGAATTATATTCTCTGGAATTATATGATTACGAACGTGGGCATTTTTATCGCTGGATTGCTGAAAATAAATTAGATGCAGTTATAGCGGAAAACGCAAATCGCGGTTTTGATTTTACAGTAGCATTTGATGATCAAACCTATACAGATGTTATCTTAGAAGATATCGTTGAGAAGATTACACATATCTATGCTGGTAGAGAATACGATACTAGAATCATGGTTCCAGTTAATTTGCCCGATAAATCTCTAGATCTTCTGGAAGAAATTGCTGCTGCACAGGCGATTACCCTTGATGAGTTAACAGATTCTATTTTACGAGATGCTATAGAGCAGCAAAAAGTGCTTGACTTACAATCAGAAAACAGTTAAAATATAACTGTACTTAATTGATGAGGAATTTTATTATGAAATACAAATTAACAACTACTATCGAAGTCAATAACGTAACTTTATATCAAATTCAAGCACTTAAAGATTTTGGCGATATAAAAGCTGGTGATGTTGGCGGCTGGGTTGAAACCGAATCTAATTTAAACCATGATGACAATGCTTGGGTCTATGGCAATGCAAGGGTCTATGGCAATGCAAGGGTCTATGGCAATGCTTGGGTATCTGACAATGCAAGTGTCTATGGCAATGCAAGTGTCTCTGGCAATGCAAGTGTCTCTGACAATGCAAGTGTCTCTGGCAATGCACATGTATCTGGTAATGCTTGGGTATCTGACAATGCAAGTGTCTCTGGCAATGCAAGTGTCTCTGACAATGCAAGTGTCTCTGGCAATGCACATGTATCTGGTAATGCTTGGGTATCTGACAATGCAAGTGTCTCTGGCAATGCAAGTGTCTCTGGCAATGCTAAAATAGCGCAAAAACAGCATATAGCATTTAATAGGGTAATCAATAATTTAACTAATAAAGATAATATATTAGAGAATATCGAGGCTCAAACAGGATTAAAATCATTTAATAACGAAATTTATTGTTATAAACATGTCAGAGCAGATTTAAGTTCATTACATGATGCCAATTTTAAATATGTCATTGGTGATTATGTATCCGTGGGTGATGTTGATTTAGATGAAACTAAATCATGCGCCAATGGATTACATGTATCAAATGCTCAATATTGGAATAATAAGTCTGGTGAAAAGATATTATTTTGTAAGGTATCAGTTGATGATATTATAGCAGTACAAGAAGGCAAGATTAGATGTAAGAGATTATTTGTCATTGGTGTATGTGATGGGATAGTTTTCTAATTGGAGAAAATTATGGGTTATGTATTAGCGATTGTATTTTTTAGTGGACAGGTATCATACAAACAAATGCCTGATCTAGCAACCTGTCGAGCTGAGTTGTTAGAACAAATTGATAATGGTGCATACAAACATATGCACCGTGCAGAATGTGTACATATTTTAATTGAGGGATAAACATGAAAAAAATTATTTTGGTATTGACTTTAATTTCATTGGTTGGTTGTGGTGATAGTCCTGAAGAAGCTCAGAAAAAACGTGAGCAGCAAATTCTACAACAGCAGCAACAAATCTTGGCTCAGCAAGCTCAACAACAGCAAGAAATTGAGCAGCAAAATGCTTATATTCAACAACAGGGTCAGCAGCAACAATATGCACAACAGCAATATTCGCAACAACCTGTAATTCAGGGTCAAGCTCCAGTTATCGTTCAACAGCCTGCAGTTGCGCAACAGCCTGTGGTAGTTCAACAACCTAGCGGACATTCAGCTGTAACTGATATGTTGGTTGGTGGTTTGGTGGGACATGCACTTGGTAGTGCTATGAGTAATAACTCTGGTGGTAACAACAATCATTATTATGATAGCAGACCATCTGGGTACGATAGCAGATACAATTCTACTCGTAGCACAACTAATGTAACCAAAAATGTAACCATTAATCAAGCGGCTCCAGTAACACCTGCAGCACCGATTGCAACGGCTCCGAAACCTAATTATATGGACATGAATAAACTCAGTCAGTCTAGTTCGTATAAACCTAGCACCAGTTTGAGTTCTAGTCGTAGTTCTTCAATGAATATGAGTGCATTATCTCGTAGTTCTAGCAGTTTTTCTAGTTCGAGTCGCAGAAAATGAAACCGTACTTACACAGCAAAATCGCGGCGAAAAAATTCGGAGGTGTTCCTGCGGATTACGCTGATATTGATGATTTTATTGATTCATCTAAAGCTGCAGTAGCGGATGTTCGTCACAGAGCTATCCTACACTCTGCTTTTGGTTGTTTTATTGTTGAACAAGTATTTGGTAGGACTAGAATTAATAGTGATGGAAAAGAATATAGCCCTAGAGATGTTGCAGAACTGCATATTATTGCCGACCTTGGCTTCCTTCCCACAATGGAACATTATTTGAATAACATGGAAATTCAGCCATGGATGAGTGGCTCGGTTAAACATAACAGAAAACATATTAAATTGGTGGATTAAAACATGGGATATTACACGCACTACAAATTAGGATATAAAGGCGATTTAGATCAAGAAACTTTAGTTGCAAGATTATCAGAAGTTTCGGGGTATGGTTGGGACGATGATTTAACCTTACCTGATGTTAAATGGTATGAGCATGACCACCATATGGAAGTTATTTCTCAGGAATATCCGGATATTCTGTTTATTTTAACTGGTGAAGGTGAGGAATCGGGTGATATTTGGCGGAAGTATTTTAAAAACGGTCTCGTGAAATATGATAGAGCTGAACTTTCATTTCCGGAATTTGATGAATCTCAATTGGAGTAACACATGATCTTTATTGCTATGTTAGCAGGTATTCTTATATCAACTGCTGTTTGGTTAACAATTTTTAAATTTAAAAGGGTAAAATAATATGAGCGAATTACAACAAAAATATAATAAATTAATTGCGGATCAACGTGAATTACAACGTCAATTCCAAGAACAAGCTCAGGCTTTGTTTAAAGAAACCACTACAGAATTTTTTAATTTGAATCCAGGTATTAATGCTGTTGTTTGGACTCAGTATACACCTTATTGGAACGATGGCGAAGAGTGTGTGTTTAACGTTAATGATCCAACATTTACCAATGCTACAGGCGACGATTTACGTGATGTTACTGGTTATGGTGAATATGACGGAGATAACGATGATATTTGGGCTGTAGATAATTTAAAATATGCATTAAACAGCGATCGAGATTATTATGAATCAGATAGACGAAAAATCTTAGCTGGTCCTGCAGTTGATGTAGAATCATGTGATTTATTCTCTAGCATGATTCAGAGTTCGGAATTTGAGGATGTTATGTTAGCAATGTTCGATAACCACAGTAAAGTTATCGCAACCCGTGATGGTTTTGATGTAGAAGAGTATAGTCATGACTAATATTAACACGATTAATTTAAACTAAAATGAGGTAAAAATGTTAGAAGAAACTAAACCGTTAGAAATGAAATTATACGAATTTGCATTTGATAGAGTAACAACTCTTGAGGAATTGAGTTTTATCTTATCTTCATTGGGGATAACGCTTGATCAAAATTTCGTAGACAATCACCCAGAACTTGCTGAATTTATTACTGAAAAACCATAGAAGTGCTTGACCTTCCAGACAAAATACGTTATAATTGTATTGTCTGTTGTTGAAAACGGTAATCTAGAATTGTCTAGGTAATTCTAGAGCTTTTGTTAATTGCGCGGGAGTTTCGGTTCCCGCTAATAAATTCTAAATAAATTATATTATGACTAAAATTAAATCACCATCTGTTGAAGGCTTACAAAAAGCATTTACTATTATTGCATTTGCTTCTTTAAAAGAAAACAATGAACCATTAGATAACGAAAACATTGACGCTGAAGCTGCTAGAATTGAAAGATGTGTTGAATATTATTACAAAATTGATAAAAATGCGGAATTAAATTATCCTGAATTTGCAAGTAAATTTTTACAAGATAATTACAAAGAAATTGTATTTGGTACTAAATACCTTGGCTTCTTTACTGATGATCTACCTGAAGGTAAAGAACGAAATTTTTATATGGACGAAGCTACTGTCCTGATTTAGGTTCAACTCCAATAATGAAAATAATTAATGGAGTATTATAGGCGATTTTCGTTGATGTCGCTTTTATTAAAACCCCCAGGAAATCTGGGGTTCTTCTTTTAAGGTTATTATGCAAACAGCCGATATTGTAAGGAAAAATTTTAAACAAGATTTAAAAACATTACTAAAAAAATATGATGCCGAAATAGATGTTGATGTTCAAATGTCTGAGTGGGGAGCGATGGTTGAAGGAATAAGAATAGATATTCCGAATTCATATGATATTGATGGTGAGTTAATTCGCGAGGAAACTTCGTTTAGATTAACAAAATGGATTAATTGGGAAACATTATGACAATTAATGATGTTTTAATTTTATTTTTACTGCTATTTACCAAACATTATATCGTAGATTTTATTCTACAAACAATGCCTCAAGTACGAACAAAAGGTATCTGGGGTCATCCTGTAGGCTTCTCTCACAGTCTAGAGCAAGGGATTTGGACAGCTGCTATACTGGTATTCTGGGTAGATTTTCGCCTTGCTGTCGCTATTGGCGTTCTCGAAACACACATTCATTATGTGATTGACTGGTGTAAGATGCGTTTTGGTGAAAAAGACATGCAAGAAAAACGGTACTGGATTCAACTTGGCGGGGATCAATATCTGCACTATCTGACCTATCTTGGGATAATTTTTGTTATCACTTAAAAAGTGCTTGACACTGCACCAAAAACCTAGTATAATATAATTGTATCTACTTTGTGGAGGAAACATGATTAAATCTCGTAAATTTTCTGATTTTGATTTAACTCGAAAATTAACTGACCTTGGTTGGCGTGGTCGTTATTTTTCAGTTTCCGATGAAGTGACTTATTTAAGTCAAGATAATAAAACTATTGCTGTTGTAAAGTATGATAATTCTAAATCAATTATTGTTTCAGCTGATTTTAAACGATGATTATAGCAAAAGGTTCTTCCCGAGAAATTAAAGGTTTAAATCAACACTATATTAGTTTAGATGGAGTATTAACTCAAGTTAATACAATTATTAAATCTAGAATTACAAATAAATTTGATCATTATTTAACCACAGGTTCATTTGGTTTAATGCAAAATAAAATTGAATGCGACCCAAGAAATAATGATTATTCTATCTTAATAAAAGATAACCATGGTTTTTATTCTCTCAATGAGATCGGCTGCTTAGCTCCAATATTTGATTTTGATGCTGAGTTTGAATGGTTAGAAATGGGTTTTGTTTCTAAATTAACTGATTTTTTATTTACTTGTTTAACAATAACCGATACTTATCCAGATGGAATATCGTTTAATGATTTTGTATTTTCGGCTCAAAAAAAGTATAGAGAAATACATGGTATTATTCACCCAGAAGATACGGTGTATCCAAATCAAATCTCTGACAGCGAATATGAGGTTGTTATTACCCATCCTTGGGTAGCCAATTTTATTTCTTGGATGAAATTAGTTGATTTTGAAGCTAATGATTTAATTTTAAAAAATATGGGAATTTTCTATAATCCAAATACAAATAAAGGTTATCCTGTTATTTGCGATTTTGGTATTAATAGACAATATTGGCAAAAATATAGCGAATTAATGGATCAACATGATAGTATTACAAGAAACAACCAAATCTTTTCCTGAAACTCAACGTCACACATATCTGGTCACAGACGATAAATTTAAAACACTAGGTTATATCAAATATGGTGAAGAGCGTGCTCATATATTTAAAACTCCATTACAATTTGATACTCGTGGCAGAACTTTCAAAACTTTAAAAGTATAAACATGGACACATACAAAATAGAATACGATTCAAATGGTCATCTAATATTTTATGGAAATGAATTAGGTTTTTGGTGGCGCAAAGAATACGATAATCGTGGTAATGTTGTGTATCACGAAGATTCCACTGGATTTTGGATTCGCAAAACTTATGATGAAAATGATCGGGAACTCTCGTATGAGAATTACCTTGGAATGAAACGCTAAACAACTTGAGAATTATATTATGCCTAGATTATACGAAATGCCGGACTATACTCCAGCAACTATTGACTTAGATAAAGTCTCGCATGTAACCAGACCTTGGGGTGATGCAGAAAAATATTCTATCTGGATGGATAATGGTACAGAATTTAATGTATCAAATTCTGTCCTTTCTCCAAGATATTTAAATCGAGATTCTTTTATTTCTAGTTGGTCAGGTGAGTAAAATGAAAAACCTTATTCTTATTAGGGGAATCCCAGGTGCAGGTAAAACTACTCTGTTACAATCATTAGACAATTATATTTGCGTTGCAGCAGATGATTATCATACTGATGAAAAAGGTAATTATGCGTGGAAACCAGAGAATGTCAAACAAGCGCATGAATGGTGTCAAGCCCAAACCGAGAAATGGATGGAGTATGAAGAAAATGTTGCTGTACATAATACTTTTACTACAGAGCGGGAAATGCAACCTTATTTTGATTTAGCTAAAACATATGGTTATCGTGTGACAACTTTAATCGTAGAAAATCGTCATGGTTCTAAATCAGTACATAATGTTCCAGCGGAAACTATTAAGAAAATGACTGATCGATTTGAAATTAAATTAGCGCCAGATGTTGAGTATACAGATTTTGTTCAGATTAAAGAACAAAACGGATTGTTTGTACACAAATACAAGAGATCTGTATTTTACCAAAATTTATGGAATATGCATCCAGAATTAGTTGATGCTCGGGGTTTAATTAGAGACGCAGATGGTAATGTCGTACAATATCCATTTACCAAAATATTTAACAGACACGAGAATGGTACAGATATTCCATTAGACCATCAAGTAATAGCAGTAGATAAAATTAATGGATTTTTAGCGGCTGTTACATGGTATAACGGTGATATTTTAGTTTCAACAACTGGTTCTCTAACCAGCGAACATGTTGATATGGCAAAAGAAATATTGCCTTTAGACCGTATGAAACTTGTATTAGAATCGTATCAAAATTTATCTTTTTGTTTTGAGATTGTACATCCAAATGATCCGCATATTATTCCGGAATATGAGGGTGTTTATCTTATTGGTGCTCGTGAGAAAGTATTAGGTTCCGCAAAACAATCTGAAGTGTTTTTAGATGCAATTGCCTTAGATTTTGGTGTGTTTCGCCCAAAATGGGAATATATTCGTTTCTCAGACTTACTTGAACAAGCTAAAACTTATAAACGAGAAGGCTATGTTGTGTATGATCAAGAATCTGATACTGTATTGAAATTAAAAACCCCATACTATTTGACATCAAAATTTATTGCTAGAACCAAAAAATTAGATTTAATTTTTGATAGAAATTACAAACAGCATTTTGAGGAAGAGTTCTATAGTTTATGCGAATATTTACAGAAAAATTATACTAAGGACCAATTTTTGGAAATTCCTGAACAAGAACGGTTGACTATTATTAGAGATTGGGCGGAGCATGCTTATGTTTAACTTTTTTATAAAGTGCTTGACTTTTAGAGTAGCATAGGTTACAATAACTCTATACTAAACAATGAGAGGTAGATTGTGAGAAAATTAGCGAGTATTAAACGAATTCAAGAAATTAAATTGATCGAAGGTGCAGATTTAATTTGTGCGTATAGAGTAGATGGTTGGTGGATTGTTGACCAAAAAGAAAAATATAGCGTTGGTGATTTAGTCGTCTATTGATTGAGTTCATAATGGAAATATAGATATTATTTATTATGTTCTGTGTTAAAAATAAAATTTCAATACAGTTAATATTAATTAACACAGAACGTATATTCTTACAAAATTGGTAACTAAAATTATTGTTTATTCTAGTGGCAATTTTGCAATATTTCTTGACAAATATCTGATAAATCTGGGCGAATTTTAATAATTTCGTGAATTAAATTAGGCTTTTTTCCATTTACAATAGAATGTATTGTATGTAGTGTAACATTATATTGTTTTGATACAAATAAGGAAAATGCTCTAATATACGAGAGTTGACGTATTCCGTTTCCTCTTCTACCTATTAATGGGACTGTAGGTTTTGTAGAAAATAATTCTACTATTTCAATTGAAAATTGGATTTGTTTTTCTGTTAACCCGAAAAATGGATTATCTTTTCTAAATTGTTTTTGGGCGAGAGAATTATTTTGCTTTCTTAACAAAGCTGTTTCTGATCGTATTTGTTTTTTGTTATTTTTAACTGTTATACGTTCTTCTTCTCGTTGTTCTAAAGTTAATAATTTATGTGGCCCACAAACAATTACAAACCCGTTTGGTATATTTGGATTAATTTTCGTTAGTCTGGATGTTTTTCCTGTATCAAAGTTATGGATCCATATTGAACCTTTAGTTGATTCAGACACTTTTTTATTATGTTCTTTTGATTTTGGTACACCTTTATGTGTTTTACTTGCAGCTATTTTAGTGTTTTCATGTGCAGGTCTATTTTTATTAATCCCAACAAGTTCTCCGGACAACCATCTAGGATCGGTCGGTTTTATTCTAAAAATATTACCGTTTTTATCTTTTGCTTGTATATAACCGTCTAATTTACCATTTATGTTACTATTACATTCTCCAAGGTTTTGTCCAACAAGTTCTCCGGACAACCATCTAGGATCATTATCAGAAACACGAAATTTTTCTCCGGTAACTGGATTTTTTACTGCTATTGTAGTTTTCATTCTATTAGATTGTTCTTCTCGGTGGAAGTCAGACCACCCAGAATACCCGTCTCCGCCAGACGTTAGATTGGTAAGTGACCCGTTTTTTAAATCTTTTCTTCCTATCAATTCTATCAAAAATATTTCTAGTTCAATAGCATCCTCTTTTGATAATTTTGTGTCTATTAACTGTATAACTGGTTGTGAACCTTCTCGAATAATTTTTCTGATAGTATTTAATTTTCCTTGACTGCGGACTGGGGTTGGATGCTTAATTGCTTCTTTTAAATGCGAAAGATATCTATCTTTTTTACCCATGCCGACATAAAATGGTATATTTGTTGTTGGATGGCGATAAACGTAAACGTAATAAATATTCATGCTGATACTCCTGATTAGTATTAGTGCCAATGGATATTACCAGTATCGCGATTGGCTTTTTTTGTGTTGTATAGACATTTTTAATCTATACTTTATTTATATAAATTGAAACTTGAGGTGTTGTATTATGAGTAGAAAAATGGCGTGGATTGCTAGAATTGATAATGTTGAGAAACATCCTAATGCTGATGCATTGGATATTTGTACTATTGGTGGGTGGAAAGTTGTAACTAAATTGGGTGAATTTAATACTGGACAATTAGCAGTATATTTTTCTATTGATTCATGGATCCCGCACGAGTTAGCTCCATTCTTATCCAATGGTAAAGAACCAAGAGAGTTTGAAGGTGTTAAAGGTGAACGATTGCGTACAATTAAATTGCGCGGAACTTGTAGCCAAGGTTTGTTGTTACCATTTGGTGTTGTGATGTCAAACTATGTTGGCGAAGCAACATCATCCGATTGGAATGAAGATGACGACGTTACTGAATTATTGGGTATCTTGAAATACGAACGACCATTGCCAGCACAATTAGCTGGTCAAGCTAAAGGTAATTTCCCAAGTTTTATTCCAAAAACTGACGAAGAACGTGTTCAAAATTTATCAAAAAATTTAGGTAAATGGTCACAATCGGATGATCAATGGGAAATTTCTGAAAAATTAGATGGCTCATCTATGACTGTATTCTTTAGAAATAATGCTATGACTGACGCAGATGATTTTATTGCTGAATTTGGCGTTTGTTCTCGTAACCTACAATTAAAAGAAACTGAAGGTAATTCTTTTTGGGGTGCTGCTAGAAAATATACTCTTGAAGAAAAATTAACTGCTCTAGATAGAAATATTGCAATTCAAGGTGAATTGTGTGGCGTGGGAATTCAAGGTAACAAATATAAATTAAATGATATTGATTTCTATGTGTTTACCATTTATGATATTGATAAGGGTGAATATCTATCATCAGCAGAACGATTAGAATTGTGTGAGAAATTAGGTTTGAAACACGTTCCAGTTCTAGGTACAATGACTCTTGAAAATCAAACTATTGATAGTCTATTACAATTAGCTGAAAGCAAAAGTGAATTAAATGTTAAAACTGAACGAGAAGGTTTGGTATTTAAATGTATTACCGATACACGCGTCCACTTTAAAGCAATTTCTAATAAATTTTTAATGAAATTCGAGGATTAATAATGATTATTGTAAAACAGCAAGAAAATTTTGTAGAAATTAAATTTCATACGTTCTCTGGTGGAGAAGAACATGTTAATGTTGTATTACCCTCGCCAGCTATTGTTAGTTCCTCAGTAGAAATTCTAGCAAGAATTGATAGTTCTAGCGAATTAATGCGGTTGTTGTTAGTAACTGATGCATTAAAACGACTGGGAATTAAAACAATTGAATTGGTGTTACCTTATATTCCATATGCTCGTCAGGATAGAGTTTGTAATCTAGGCGATTCATTTTCACTTAAAATTTTTGCAAATTTAATTAATTCCCAGGGTTATTCTCGAGTACATGTAACAGATGCTCATAGCACAGTTGCTACTGCATTATTAGATAATGTTGTAGAACGAGCTCAATCTACTTTTGCATTCCCATTGGCTTCTAGATTAGGAATTCTTGGATTAGCTAATTACAGTTATATCGTTGCTCCGGATGCAGGTGCCAGTAAAAAAGCAGTTGATTTTGCTCGAGGGTATAATTTATCATCAAAAATTGATGTTCTGCAGGCTCTTAAAGTACGAGATCCTGCAACTGGTAACATTACTAAAACAGAATTGTTATCGGATAACTTGGATGGCGCAGATTGTTTGATCGTCGATGATATTTGTTCAGGCGGTATGACATTCCGATTATTGGCTAGGGAATTAAAAGCTAGGGGTGCAGGTAAAATTGGGTTGTTTATTACCCATGGAATTTTTGATTATGGTGTAGATGTATTATTTAACGATAATATTGATCACATCTACACCACAGATTCGTTTGAACAAACAGATCCAAGAGTTCAGGTAATTTATAACTTTTTTAATTAAATTTTTTGTTTACACTTATCAAAATGATGAGATTTAAAATAGCCGTTGTTATTACCTTCTTTTTTGCAGTGCGGGCATTGTATTTTCGGTAATTCTGGTTTGAGTGTAGGACAGTGTTCGAAATGACTTGATTTCATTCCGTGCATTGTCCCTTCTTTATCGCAATGCGGACACTTAACTATAGATAAATCATATTCTACTGCGCGTATAATCTTTCCCGTTAAAATTTTACAATTATCGAAATGATAAACCTTAAACCCATATGTGTTCGCGCCTTCTTTTTTACAATGTGGACATGTTATCTTATCTTTTACTTTTCGGTAATCTCCTCTAATAACACTACAATTTGAGAAATGGTTAGCCAACATACCTTGTTCTTTTCCGGTTTTTCCACAATGAGGGCAAGTTACAATATCAGATTTTTGTTTTACTTCGTGTACAGATTTATCAGTAAAAACTTTACAATTATCGAAATGCCACCTTCTCATGTTAGATTCATCCCCGATTTTATCGCAATGAGGGCATCGAATTTTAGGTTTATTTTTTTGAGATTTTTTCATTTTCTCTATCGTTTTTTTTGATATGATTCTGGTTGATTGAGATTTGCTAACTGCTATTTTCAATTCTCCATACGATTTGCTATTTAATCGAAAATATCTTTCTGATTGAACTTTAGATTTTCTACGCATTATAGAAAATGCGTAAGCCATAAAACCGCCGAATATTTTCCACAACATCCAATGAGCTATAAAGTGTTGCCTTGGAGTTAGTTTTATTTTATTCCAGGGGTTTTGTTTAAAATTTTTATATTCAGGGAATAGCGTCTTAGCTTTTGGTAATATGTGATGATATTCTACATAACCAGTATAATGCGCATTAATATTGTTACAATATTCTATGAATTTAACGTATCGTTTTAAATAATGTTGATTATGAGGTTTTGATGATAGTATGGTATAAATATCTGTGCTGAACATAGGTAATCCTTATCTGAATGAAAATGTTTAGAGCTAGTGGGTGTTGGTAGCACCGCGACTAGCATAATATATTTATAAAATTTACTTTTCTGATGGCGGAGCTACTTTCACTGAATTGGCAAAAGTGTTAATAGACCGTGGTGCAGGAAAAATTGGATTATTTGTTACTCATGGTATTTTCTCGCGTGGATTAGATCCATTATTTGAAGGTGGTGTTGATGCTATCTACACCACAGATTCCTTTGAACAAACAGATCCTAGAGTAGAAATTATCCATAAATTTTTCCCAACAGAACAAGAAATGCAATTTTTAAAGCATCTGTAAAAAGTGCTTGACATTTGACTTGAATTAGAGTACAATAACTCTATACCTTAACTTGATAGGAATTTTGAAATGAGCGCATTACACCAAAAAGACAGCTATAAAGTAAACCATAAAGATCAGTATGCTCCTGGTACAACTAAAATTTATTCTAACTTTACCGCTCGTTCAGGTAAAAATCAAAACGTACCAACCGATGGTATTTGTTTTGTTGGTCTACAACATTTTATCTTAGATTACTTGATTGAAGATTGGGATTATTCATTCTTTACTCGATCAATTGATCGCGTGGTTAATTCATATCAACGTCGCGTTTCAAATATCGTTGGTTATAAGGTTAATGTAGATCATATTCGTGCGCTGCATAAATTGGGTTATTTACCAATTGAGATTAAAGCCTTACCAGAAGGTTCTATGGTTCCATATGGCGTTCCAATGTTAACTGTGGTTAATACTAAACCAGAATTTTTCTGGGTAACTAATATGTTAGAATCGGTATTATCAGCTGAATTATGGCAACCAATTACATCAGCCACAACTTATATGGCTTACAAGAAATTGGGTTTGCGTTATGCAGAGCTTACTGGAGCCGATAAAGAGTTTGTTCGGTATCAGTTCCATGATTTTGGTTTTCGCGGTATGGCAGGTCGCCACGCAGCTGCATCGTCTGGTTTTGCTGTATTAGCAGCTGGCGCTTATGGTACAGATAATATCCCAGCAATTGATTTGGCTGAGGATTATTATTTTGCTGATAGCGATACAGAAATTGTTGGCGTTTCGGTTCCTGCTACAGAACACAGTGTTATGTGCAGCGGTACTAAAGAAGATGAATTTGATACTTATAAACGATTAATTACCGAAATTTATCCAAGCGGTATGGTATCTATTGTTAGTGATACATGGGATTTCTGGCAAGTTATTACCGATTATTTGGTGCGATTAAAATCTGATATTATGGCTAGAGATGGTCGTGTTATTATTCGTCCAGATTCTGGTGATCCAGTTGAAATTCTGTGTGGTATTGATATTCCAGTTGTGCCGGCAAAATATGTTGCTATTGACTGTTTGGATTCGATTAAAAACTATATGTTAAACGATATAGAATCCGAAATTCGTAATGATACTCCTCATGGCGAATGCGGTGAAGATATTGTAACCAGAATTTATAAAGCTGGCGACAAATATTATAAAGCTAAAGTAGAAATTGAGTGGAATCGTTATGATAAACAATACTATTATGTTGATAACAGTAGGGTGCTTGAATTTGAAGAAGTTGAGATTTCGCCTGAACAAAAAGGTTTAATTGAATGTTTATGGGATATTTTCGGTGGCACTTTAACTGAAAACGGTTACAAAGTATTAGATACTCATATTGGTGCTATTTACGGTGATTCTATCACATACAAACGTGCTGAGGAAATTTTCCGTAGATTAGAACAAAAAGGTTTTGCATCAAGTAATGTTGTGCTGGGTATTGGTTCATTCAGTTTCCAATATGTTACCAGAGATACTCACGGTATGGCCATGAAATCTACCTATGCTGAGATTAATGGTGCAGGTGTAGAAATCTTTAAAGATCCAAAAACTGATAATGGTATTAAGAAATCGGCTAAAGGGTTATTAATGGTTACCCAAACAGATGGTGTTTATAAATTAGTTGATCAAGTATCTGTTGATCAAGAACGCCACGGTTGTTTAGAAACTGTATTTAAAGATAGTCAATTAGTTAAAACAACAACATTGGCGGAAATTAGAGCTATTACTGACAAGGTTTAATTATGAATAATTTAAATATTACAATTGAAGGAACTTCTGGAACTGGAAAATCTCGAGTTGCTATTTTATTGCATGATTTTTTATTTAATCATGGATTTCATGTTGAATTAAATCTGTTAGACGAAATTTCTGCTGCTCAGGTGGCAGAAATGCGCGAATCTTTACCCTTAGCAATTGATGAGATTAAACAAAAATCTTATATTACTATCACAGAAAAATCAGCTCCTAGAGCACGAGGTTAATTATGACATTTAAAGAATACGTTGACACATTAAATACAATGTTATACGAACGTCCAGGTCTTGGTAACTTAGATGTTGTGTATGCTGCAGATGATGAGGGTAATGGATATCGAAAAGTTCATTATACTCCAACTCTAGGATTTTTTGATCGTGGAGAGTTTACTGCTGATTCGTATTTTGAAGAGCATCAAGAAGACTACGGTGAAGAGTTAATCGCTAACGCAATTTGCATTAATTAACATGAATACTCTAAAATTTAACAAAAATAGTTGGCATTATCAATTAGTTCGAGCCGTAAAAGATGAATGGCATATATCGGATAATTTCTGTGGTTATTTCTGGGATGTTATTATTAGCGGTAGTATTTTGCTGCTAATGTTAGCAATGATCACTATGTGTCTATTTATTCTTGTAGTAGCACCGTTGCTATATTTAGCTGTAGGGCTACAATATCAATTTTTTGAGCCACCAAAAGAAGTTGCAGTTGGTTTAGTTCTTGATGTTGGGTTACTTTTGATTTATGTTTGGTTTTTAGTTTCTGATTGGCTTGCTGACCGCAGAGAACTTAAACGTCAAAAATTTTACGATGAATTTGTAAAAAATAACTACAAAAAAGTCGAGAAAAAACCAAGTTTCGTTATTACTGCTTGGCGTACGTTTAAAGATAAAACTTGTTTTAGAATTGAATTTGAGGATTAAATATGAGAACAACGATTGATGAATTAATTGAAGATATTGAGTGCGAAGGATTTGATAATGCTTTGAATTATTATGCTGATTATTCAAAGATTCCTGATCCAAAATTTCAAGAATTGTATAAACAATACAAAGAAAGTCGAGAATCACTTATTGAATATCTACATTTGGAGGTTGGAAAGTTGTAACTAAAACGGGTGAATATGTAAACACTTTTGGTAACTAATTACAACAAATCCTGGAGACTCTATGAAATTAGAAGATATTGGTATTAATCCTTGTTTATTTTCACAAGCAGAACGTGTACAATATGTGCAAATCGGTAATGGTTGTGAGATTTATATCCCCGTTAAATCTCAACAAGAAGGGCTTGATGCTAAATATAAGTTACATCAACTTTTTGGTTCAAAACCTGTAAATGGATAAAATAAAACGATTTATCGATGGACTGTTTATTGGCTCTATTTTAGCCGCAGCATTAATTGTTATTGTTTCAATCGCATATCATTTTGTATTACAATAAAATAAATAGTAGTTTTAACATTAAATTATTGTTTATGGAAACTTATAACAAAAGAACGTGGTTAAATTCTGAGGATTCTCATTATACAGGAAGTGTATGTTGCCATGATGGAGTTGTCTCTAATAGAGGTAAACCAGCTGAACGATATACATTTTTAGAGTTAGCAGATTGTCATGGAAAATCTCGAATTCACTATGATGCTAATTTAGATATGCCAGCTTTCATAGATAAATTAAAATTATTACGTTCAGAAATTGATGCATTTATCACACACCTAGAACATGAATCTATTTGAATTTCAACAACGCATAAATTATATTGTAGAATCGCAACAATCAAGAAACAGAAACCCTGAAGATATTCGAGTTTGTATTCCAATTAAAACTCCATCAGCAATTGGCGGAACTCCGTGTATTGACGTTGAATCTGTGCATCTAGGTTTTGATTGGGATAATAACAAATTGATGTTGTATCCCACAGAAGATCTAAGCAGATCCGATCACGATTACCTTGCTAATATTCGTAAACAAGCAGAAGAACTTGGTTGGAGTGTGTATGAAATGGGTAATTTAAAACGTGAAATTAAACATTTAAAGAAATTATTAAAGGAAAAAGAAAATGAGTGATATTATCCCGTCTAAGGGTAGAGTGTTGGTTAAACTTGGAGCTTCGTGGTGTGCACCTTGTGCTATGTTATCGAAAATCATCGAGGAACACCCACCAGCAATTAATGTTGTTGAGGTAGATATTGATGAGCATGCAGAGTTGGCACATTCCTATAACGTCCGTGGAGTGCCTACGTTGATTATTTTCAACAACGGTAAAGAAGAAAAACGCACCGTTGGTATGTTAAATAAAGAAAAGTTAGAAGAATTTGTAAAATAGTTTAACAAGTGCTTGACTTCTACAGGGGTATAGAGTAAAATAACTCTATACCCTTTTTTATGGAGTTTGTTATGTCTCGTCTAGGTTTTGCTTGTAAATGGATCGATCGCCCTGATCAAGTTGATGGTATTAAATCAACTGACGATTGCAAGAAATATAATACCGGAACCACCACCGTTGCTTGGCTTAACCGTCAAATCAAATCAACTGCTGAAGCTAAATTATTATCTTTGGTCAAACAAAATATTACAGCCGCTCGCAGATTAGTCGAAAAAGTAGGAACACTTGATGACAAATTAAGGATGGTACGTTTATCCAGCGATATTCTTCCAGTATACACTCATGCTGATTATAGTTATTTTTATCAGCAACCACATGTTAAAGAATTATTACAAACAGGCTTTGACTCTATCGGATCCGTTGCTCGTGCTCGTGGTGTGCGCTTGTCTTTTCATCCTGGTCAATTTTGCGTGTTAGCCAGTGATCGTCCAGATGTAGTAGAAAATAGCATAGCCGAGTTCGAATACCATGCAGATATGGCTCGTTGGATGGGTTATGGTCGTGTGTTTCAAGATATGAAAATCAATGTACATATCTCGGGTAAACTTGGTCCAGCAGGTTTTTTACTTGCCTACGACCGACTCAGCGATGTCGCTAAAAATTGTATAACTATTGAAAATGAGGAGTTCGCTCATGGACTTGATGCTTGTCTTAGTATTTCTGACAGGATTCCTGTCGTTCTGGATATTCACCATCATTTTATTAAAACTGGAGAATACATCTCGCCAGATGACCCGAGGATTGCTCAGGTTATTCAAAGTTGGCGAGGCGTTCGCCCTGTTATTCATTATTCTATTAGCCGAGAAGATACTCTCGCCAATCATTGTCCCCATACTCTACCAGATCTCGCAGCTCTTATAGCCGCAGGTCATACTAAAAGTAAATTGCGTGCGCATTCAGATTTCTACTGGAACACTGCCGTCAACGATTGGGCATTATCGCACCTTAGCTGGGCAGACATGATGTGCGAAAGTAAAGCCAAGAATTTAGCTGTACAGCAATTATCAAAAAAGTGCTTGACTTCTAGCGCACAATAGAGTACAATAACTGTATACTACGGAAAAAATTATGTTAAATTTATTGAATCAACTAGCAGCAACATCAGGCACTAACGACAAAATCGCTCTATTAAAATCATATGTTGATAATCCGGTTGTGCGAGCTGTATTTTTATTTGCTTATAACCCAAGAATTAAATATTGGATTAAAAAACGTCCTCCAGTTTCTCCAAATAACGGTATTACCGTAGATTTGATTGGCGCTTTATCCAGCATTAAAGTTAATATTTGTAATAGAGAGCTTACTGGTAATGAAGCTATCGAATATGTATCTATGATACTAGGTAAATTGCCAGTAGATGATCAAGAAGTTTTATATCGTATTATCGAACGCGATTTAAAATGTGGCGTTAGCGCAAAAACTGTAAATAAAATTTGGAAAGATTTAATTCCAGAATATCCAGTTTTATTGTGCGGCAAATTCAATGAGAAAACCGAAAAGAATATTAAATATCCAGCTATTTTTCAGTGTTTATCGGAAGATTGGGTTCTTAATACAACAGAGGGTAATATGACGATAAAACAATTAATTGAATCTGATATTAAAGATATTAAAGTTAAATCATTTAATCACCATACAAATAAAGTTGAATATAATACGGTATTAGATAAATTTGTTAATAAACAAACTATACACCATAAATGGTATAAACTTAAAATGGAAAACGGAGAATACACCAAACCTTTAACTGGAAATCATTTAATTTGGTGTATCAATAAAGACGCCTATATTAGAGTAGATGAATTATCGTCATCCGATATTATTTTAGTTGATGTGTAATATTCATAAAATCTACGCAGAGCTGCTGTTGTTGCTTGAGTTGAACCATTATACTCAGGAAAATATTTAGCTAATGTATTAAAATTTATTTTTCCGGATTTAGTGTACGTTGAGTGGATTGAAGATAATTCTAATATTTTCTCGTAAAATTTAATCTCAGTTTCAATTTTAAATCTACGTAATTTTCTCTCAAGATCTAATTTTTTGCGCGTTTGTATTTGTTTTTGTCGTTTTATAGGATTTTTATTATTTTCAATTAAATCTGGGCGAGGTTTACCGTACATAGGATTTAATTTACCTGGGCGACTTATTTTTGCGTAGATAGAAGCTAATTCTTCTTCAGATTTTAGTGACATTGTTTTTGCTCTTTTTGTATATTGTTCGCGTTTACTGTCATCAGATTTAGAATTAAATGTCTTTAAATAAGACTCGCTTTGTTTACGTTTTTGTTCTGCTTTTTGTTCAGGGGATCTATTTGCTTTTGTTTCGTATTCTTTACGTTTTTGTTCTGCTTTTTGTTCAGAAGTCATAGCTAATTTTGTTTTTCTAATTTTATTAGATAGTTCTAATTTTTTAAACTCTGATCTATTCTGTATAGTATTTTTATATTTTGTTTTAGAGATAAATTTAGCTTCTGGGGATCTATTTAATTGAGCATTAACCATATTTAATATGGTCTGTTCTGATAACAAATCTTTAGATAACCCGCCAGATAACCCGTTTTCTAACATTTTATTCGCCCAGAGTTTAGATTTAATAATATCATTTTCGATAGAAAATTGTAAAGCATAGTTTACTAATTCGTCTATATCAGTATACAATTTATACCATATTGTCTCGACAAATTGAACTCCGTGCTTTTTTATATGTTTTAACCAATAATCCCCTGACCCAGAATATTTTAAAGGGTTGGATGTTACAGTTTTACAAAAATATTTTTTACCTGTTATTGAATGTTGTTTAATCATTAAATAAGTCGGTTTAAAATTTAATCGTTGTTGTTCGGTAATAGTATAAATATTATTGCTGGTCATATCGATTCCTATATTTGATAGTTGATGATTAGTGCTTATGGGAACTGCTATTCCGCGATAAGCATCGTTTAATATTCATTTAAACGGTCAACTATTTATTATCAATATACAGCTTTAAATTGGAAATTTATTATGAGAACTATGAAAATAGAAAATGTAGTTGAGATAGAGTGTGATAATTTGTTATACGATATAACGGTCGAAAATACTAATAATTTTTTTGCTGACAATATTCTGGTCCATAATTGTAAAATGGATAGTTCTAGAATTAATCTAGAGTTTGATGGTGGAAAATTCGTATCGGCTACAACCAGAAATGGTAATATTCTAGATATCTCATGTTTTGATGATATTGAAATTGCAACACATGAAAGATGTATTCTAGATGGCGAATTAATGTGGCGCTATCCTGATGGTCGAGTAGCAGAACGCAAAGTATCTAATGGTTATGTAACAAAAGCTGTTCGTGGAACAATTACCTCAGAAGAAGCTAAGGGGTTGTATGTTGTTCTCTGGGATTATATTCCTTATGATGATTTTTTAAACGAATATTGTTCAGTTGGTTATGCTACAAGATTTAAATTTGTTGGGCTAGCAGTTCCAGAAAATCAAACTAAATTACAAATTGTTGAATCCGAGATTGTAAATTCTCGCGAAGAAGTTATGCAAAAATATCAGCGTAATCTAGAACGAGGCGAAGAAGGCGGAATTCTTAAAGCAATGGATGGTGTATGGGAAGCCAAACGATCTAAATACCAATTAAAATTAAAAGCAGAAGACCCTATGGATCTATTGGTTGTTGGTTTTGAATATGGTACTCCAGGAACTCAATTTGAAGGTATGTTGGGATCATTAATTTGTGAAACTGCTTGTGGTCGATTGCGAGTAAATGTTGGTTCTGGATTTAAACATAAACGAGGTGAGCGAGATAACCCAGAATCTTATGTTGGTAAAATTATCGAGGTAAAATATAATTGTATTATTTCAAACCGAGATTCAGATATTAAATCTTTATTCCTACCAATTTTTTCTCGCGTTAGGGATGATAAAACTGTTGCTAATACTTTAGAGGATATAGAATGAAAATTATTAAAGGTGATTTATTAGATTTATTTGATGCTGGCGAGTTCGATGTTATCGTTCATGGTTGTAATTGTTTTTGCGCTATGGGCGCAGGGATTGCTCTACAAATTAGGAATAGATATCCAGAAGCGTATTTGTCAGACAAATCAACAGAACAGGGTGATATAACAAAATTGGGTTCATATAGCGCACATACCTATATGGATAAGGGTTTAACAATTGTAAATGCGTACACTCAATACATGCCTGGATATAATGACCTAAAGCAAAATTATCAAGCAATCAATGATTCTATGCGATTAATTGCTACGGATTTTAAAGGTAAAAAAATTGGGTTACCATTAATTGGTGCTGGTTTAGCAGGTGGTGACTGGAACATTATTCGAGATATTATTAAAAATAATTTAGAAGGTATGGTTGATTATACAATTGTGGAGTGGCAACGATGAGCGATTTTCCTGAATATGTATGTAAATTAATGGCAGCATCTAATGCTGTATTATTAACAGGTTCAAAATATATTTGTCCATCTCAAGAACACAATGATATTGATATTATGTTATTAGTAGATGACATTGAGCAATTTGAACAACAGCACCAATTAGATAATAAATGCGGCGATAGTTATCCAGATGATGATATGGTATCATTTAGATATGGTGTCTATAATATCTTATTAACAGATGAACCTGGATATTTCCGTAAATGGAAATTAGCCACAGAAATTGCTACCAAATTAAATTTAATCTATAAAGAAGATAGAAAATATTTGTTCCAGCAATTAGTTGATGATGATTCTATTATTGTTGACATCAAACAACCGGAGAGCATTAAAAATGCTAGACTTAATAAAAGAGCTACAATCTGATGTTAAATTTTCTAACGATCTTGCAATCGCATGTGGCGGCAACCATAAATTTATTTTCATGGGTTTACGAGGAGAAACTATTACTGGGTTAATTAGAATTAACTTAAAAGATAAATTTACATTAATGCCCGTACACTGGGATAGATACGGATTGCCGATTGATATCCAAAAATATCCGTCTAAATATTATATTAGATTAGTTGTCAGGCAATAACATGAAATCAAATTATATTAATCCAAAATTAAAACGAGTTTATGCTAGATATAAAACTCTACAAACATTAAAACAAACAGGTAAGATTACTGCTGACCAACAAGAAGAATTGATTATGCTCAGTAAAGCTTTAATAGACAATTTAATTCAAGATAATGTTAAAATGAAAAAACAAAATCTAATGGATACTGCTGCTAATTTAAACAGATCCAATGAATGAATATCGTTTTGAATACTTAAAAAAATTGGCTGATCAAGATAAATTAACGGATGCGCAACGAAAAGAGTACGTTGCACTGTTAAAACAGAAAAAAGTGCTTGACTCCCAGGAAAATTTATAGTACAATAGTATTTTAATTAGTGAGGTGATATGTGTTAATTTTTGACGTAGAAACCATGGGTGTTGAATCTACAACTGTTATTTTATCTGCAGCTATTGTTTATATCGATATCACAAAACCAAATACCTGGGAATCATTATATTCTGATGCGCTGTTTGTAAAATTTTCAGTAAAAGATCAAATTGAAAATTATGGTAGAACTGTTGATAAAGATACAATTGCTTGGTGGAATAAACAATGTGATCTTGTAAAACAACAGAGTTTCTTTCCTAAGAAAGACGATCTTCCAGCTAAACACGGAATTGAAATCCTGCGAAATTATATCAATCAACATTGTGATCCAGAGAATACATTAATCTGGACTAGAGGTGGTCTTGATCAAATATCTATTGATAGTTTGTGTAAAGCTGTTGGTGTTGATTTATTAGTGCGATACAGCAATTATCGTGATATGCGAACTTATGTAGATTTAGTTGCTACAAATCCAAAACGCGGATATTGTGATATTGATGCAAGTAAATATCCAGGAACATGGGATAGAAATGTTGTGATAAAACACAATCCTCTGGATGACATTGTACTAGATGCACTGCAACTTTTATATCCAGAATAAATAAATTTAATACATTTACCCTCGGGCATCGCGAGAACGGGACGTATGATATAACCGGAAATATCCCTGTCTATTAGATAAAGTGACAATGCCGTTATATTGACGTTTCTGTTGGGTGGCAGATTGGTACGACTCACTCTTTCTGTTAAATGTATTGCTCTTTTTAAAATCACACTAGGTGTTCAGGTTCGATAAGGTAAGATAGTATCAAAGAACTCGGTTTGAGTCCGTTATGTCCTTATGCAGTGTGATTTTAAAGTATTCGTTGAAGGTGTTATAATAGTTTTGGCGGACGGGGATAGCATTATTCCCCCACCTCCACCAGAAACATACTTTTGCCGCAGCTAAGTAGTGACGACGGTCACATAAACGAACTGGAATGAAAAAATTCTGCCGGACCAGTTTAAGTGTGTTTCTGATGGGGGTGAACAGATTCGACGTTGAGATCAAAGAACACTGGAGAATCGAGAGATGACTGACGTAATCAGCATAAAATAAGTAAATGGCGAAGCTAAAAACGACGCTTTCTATAATTCTACTGCTCTAGCAGCTTAAAATTATAGTTGGGTTTTTGCGGTTTTCCTCGAAACAGAATAAACCGTTTTCTTACATTTATAATTCATTAGGTGATCATGAAACATATAGAAACATTATTAAAAATCGTATTTTTTCCTATCGTATTTGTTCTATTATTCATATTTGCCGCTCAGATTAATGAGCAATTAGTTGCGGCATTTAAAGCAGCGCATCCAAAACCACAACCAGAATTTGTTCAACCAGAACAAAAACCGGAATTAACTATTCCAAAATTAATCCCATCAACAGCAATATAAGTATTGTTTTAACTAAAAGAGGAAACTTATGCAAGTATTAAATGATTATGTTATCGTTAAGAAACAAAAAGATGAGTATCAAGGTCTTATTCAAGGAGTTGAGAGTGATGATGCAATTAAAGCCAAAGTCTTAGGATTTGGCGGGTGGGTTGAAGATTTAAAATTGGAAGATACAATCATGATTGATTGGAATGAAGCTAAGAAAATTAAAAATGATTTGTATGTAATTAAATCAGAGCATATTATTGCAATCTACGGCGAAGATGATTAAAAAATACAAAAAACGACCAGTTGTAATTGAAGCTGTTGTATTTGAATATACATCAGAATGTTTATTATTTTTGAAAAACTGGCTTGGTGATGCTTATCGTGATGCTGGAATGTACGATACTGATGAGAATGAAGCTTGGTTAGAAATCAAAACTCTAGAAGACAGAAGTGATTCGTATCATATTGCATCTGAAGGTGATTATATTATTCGTGGTGTCCAAGGAGAATTCTATGCATGTAAGCCAGACATCTTTGAGGAAACTTATCAACAAGTAATCAGTCCTATCGTCGAACGAGATATGGATTCAGATAACAACAATGGATGTTAATATAGATTTAAATAATTATATTTACACAATAAAAGGAAACTAAAATGGCAAAAGAAGTAAAATTTGGTAACGATGCTCGTGTATTAATGGCACAGGGTGTGAATGTTTTAGCAGACGCAGTTAAAACTACATTGGGTCCAAAAGGACGTAATGTTGTATTAGAAAATGCATTTGGTGCTCCAACCATTACAAAAGATGGTGTATCAGTTGCTAAAGAAATTGAATTAGCAGACCGTTTCCAGAATATGGGTGCGCAAATGGTTAAACAGGTTGCAGCTAAAACAAATGATGTGGCTGGAGATGGAACCACAACTGCAACAGTATTAGCTCAGGCTATTGTAAATGAAGGTTTAAAATCAGTAGCAGCTGGTTTTAACCCAATGGATTTAAAACGTGGTATTGATTTAGCAGCAGCGGTTGCAATTGAAGCGATTCAGGCTAATTCTATTCCATGTACAGACAGTAATTCTATTGCTCAGGTCGGTACAATTTCAGCTAACTCAGATTCTGCAGTTGGTGATATTATTGCTGAGGCAATGGACAAAGTTGGTATTGAAGGTGTCATCACTGTTGAAGATGGTACTGGATTCCAAAATGAATTAGAAATTGTAGAAGGTATGCAATTTGATCGCGGTTATCTATCACCTTATTTTGCTAACAAACAAAATACAATGACTGCTGAATTAGATGATCCATATATTCTATTAACAGATAAACGAATTTCAAACATCCGTGAATTATTACCAGTTCTTGAAGCAGTAGCAAAATCAGGTCGTGGTATTTTAATCGTAGCTGATGATATTGAAAGCGAAGCTCTTGGTGTATTGGTTGTTAATACAATTCGTGGTGTATGTAAAACCGTAGCAATTAAAGCTCCTGGTTTTGGTGATCGTAAACGAGCTATCCTAGAAGATATCGCAGTGTTAACTGGCGCTACAGTTATTTCTGATGATGTTAGTTTGACTCTAGATAAAACTACAGTCACGCATTTAGGTACTGCAAAACGTGTAACAGTAACCAAAGATAGCACTACAATTATCGATGGTGCTGGCGAAGAATCAGCTATCTCAGTTCGCGTTGAACAAATCAGAGCTCAAATTGATGAAGCAAGCAGCGATTTTGATCGCGAAAAATTACAAGAACGTCTAGCTAAAATCGCTGGTGGCGTGGCTGTAATTCGTGTTGGTGCTGCTACTGAATTGGAAATGAAAGAGAAAAAAGACCGATTCGATGATGCATTAAATGCAACCAGAGCAGCTGTTAAGGACGGTATTGTGGCTGGTGGCGGTACTGCCTTAATCAAAGCATTATCGGCTCTTGAGCAGCTCGAGGGAGCTAATGCAGACCAAAATGTGGGTATTTCTATCTTGCGTAGAGCAATGGAAGAACCGCTACGTCAAATCGTGACTAATGCTGGCGCTGAAGCTTCGGTTGTGTTAAATCAAGTTAAATCTGGCGCGGAAAATTATGGTTATAATGCAGCCACTGGCGAATATGGTAATATGTTTGAATTAGGTATTATCGACCCGTCTTTAGTTACTAAAACTGCACTATTAAATGCAGCTTCAGTTGCTGGTTTATTGTTAACCACTGAAGCAATGGTTGGTATTATCCCAGAAGAAAATGATGGTGGTATGCCAAACTTTGGTCCAGGTATGATGTAAAAGATAAAGGGAGCTTCGGCTCCCTTTTTTCATTTGGAAGTTGCGTGATATGTACCAGTCCAGTTATCTGGACATTCTCCAGAAATACGTTCTAACATTAATTCATAATAATGTTGAAGATCTCCTGGTTGTTCGGATAAATGTTTACAAATAATCGCAGCAGATTTCCAATCCCCAGCATAATATGCTTCTAGATATAATTGATGTTCTGGTGGTGGATTTGCTACCGTGAAAATCTTAATCCCTTCTTTTTTTCCCTTGACTGCTACTGTATCGAGTTCAACAAAATCATTCATAAGAAAAACTCCACCCAATACAATTACCGGATTTTGGTTTATGGTTATGTTTCAATATTTTTCCTGCTATTGATTGAGATAATGATTTAGATTCGCAAAATATTCTAAATTCTCCATGAATATGGAATATTTCGCCTTCTGGAGATATCGCTTTAATTTTTAAAGCTCTTGGGTTATTGGATCCTGCTTGTAATCCTTTTTGAGCTTTTGAATTATTTAATCTTTGTTGTTCAGTTCTAGTCTTTCCTATATTGGCTAAACTTAATTTTTTTCTAGTAATTTCAGATACAGATCTATTTTTAGATTCGGTTGATCGTTTTTCTCTCATTATTTGAGCTTTTTCAACCGAGCCATAAATTTCTTCATAAGTTTTATTCTTTTTAGAATTTGAAATTTTCAATTTAGATTCTTTAGTGTGGGTTTTATTTTTAAATGTTCCAGGTTTCCCAAATCGTGGATTATCTTCTGCAAACAGTTTTACCGGATTAGCTGTTTTTATTTCAGAAATTAATTTTTTCGTTTCTTCTGTGTGCTGTTTATTGTACATACCATTACCGGCACCACTTACTCCTCTTCCACCTAATCCATCTTCAAATACCATATTAGCCCATAATGTGGATTCTACAATATCGTTCACACTAGAAAACCATAAAGCATATTCAACCAATTCATCAATATTCACAAATAAATGACACCATAAAGTTTCTACAAATTTACTATTATACTTTTTTATATGGTTTTTCCAATATGGACCAGATCCTTTATATTTGTATGGATTTTTAATCGTCTTACCAAAATAAGATAAGCCTGTTACTGGGTGATATTTAATGTATAACCAAGTAGGTTTAAATTCTAATCGTTGTGATTCTGATATTGTATGTGTATAAATATTTTCGCTGGACATAACTGTTCCTCGTAATAGTGTTAAGAATATGTTTAGAGTAGATGGATATTAGTAGTATCGCGATCTACACATTATTTATACATTTTCAAACTTTAATCTATTTAATGCGTTTTCACTCAATATTAAAGATACTCCGTATCCTTTAGTTTGTCCTTCTAATCTTGCTGCAAGATTAACCTCATCCCCTAATATATCATAACTAAATCTTTCAGAAGATCCCATATTACCAACAAATACAGTTCCAGTACTAATACCAGCACCAACATGTAATGGAGGTTTACCTTCAGATATTAATTCTTCATTTAATTCTGCTAATGCTATTTCCATTTCTTTTGCAGTTTTAATAGCCATTGATGCGTGATTTTCTACATCTAATGGAGCACCCCACCATGCCATAATAGCATCACCAATAAGTTTTCCAACAGTACCTTCATTTTTCATTATAATAGGTAACATTTTATCCATATATCGGGTTATTAAATTGGTTAACCCCATGGGATCAGTTTTATAATGCTCAGACAGCGTTGTAAATGACCTAATATCAGAAAAATAAATTGTCAATTCTCTAGATTCTCCACCAAGAGTTAACAACTCAGGATTTTTTTGCAACTTTTCTACCAATGCAGGACTTAAATAAGTTCCAAATTGTCGTTTAATTTGCAATTTAGCGTTTAGTTCAGTAATAAATTTAACAGTGAAACTATGAGCATACACCAGAAAAATGCCCAGAACAGGAATCGTAGCGTCCAAAAGGTAATGATAATTGTTAAAAATATAACTAACACCAAAATGTATAGAGGTAATAGCTGTAATAACAGGAATAAATCCATATTTCCACCGCACTAATAATATAGAAACAATACTCAATAATAATGTTGATAATAATTCAACAACTGTTGCCCAATCTGGTCTAGAAATATTAGTACCTTTTAAAATTGTATCTAATACCGTAGATTGAAGTTGATGCGGATAGACGTTCCCTCTAGCTGTTGCGACAGGATTATTGAGTCCTCGTCCAGTAAGCCCGACAATAACAATTCCACCATCAAAACTATCGGGTAATCTATTGAAGGAATATTCCATCGGTATGTTCGACCAATCGATCCAGATTCTTCCAAATTCATCAGTATCAATTTTTCCAAACTGAGGGATTCTAACTGCTTCGATCCCCGATTCATTAGACTTAATTTGAAAGCTAGGGTCTCCAGCTGCAACTCTAAGCGTTTCCATCGAGATGGACGGGTAGAGAGTATCTGTGGCTGATACAACCATGGGTATTCTTCTGGTGACTCCATCAATTTCTGGGAGGGTATTAACGACTCCAATGCCTGCTGCACCCTGATATTCTGGGATGTTAGATTGTATTCCCTTGTACTGTGGCGCCCAAGGTCTGGCAGATTCACCGATTTCGGATACGCCAATTTTAGGGGCAACACTAGCAGTAGAATCATTAACCCCAACTTCAGGTAAGATAACTGGATAGGTGTCAATAATTTTTTTGAGTTCATTGTCCTTTCCAAACCTATCAGATTCTGGCATGAATACGTTAAAAACAACTAATCCAGCTTGATGGTCAAATAATGTCTGGATTATCTCAGCATATTTGTCACGCGGAAATGGGAATTGACCATAGCGTTTGATCGTTTCATCATCAATATTAACAACACGAATTTGTTCAGAAGGTTTAACTTGCTGACTTGTTATAATTGTGTCGAAATATCGAAGTCGAATCGATTCTATGAAACTAGGGTCAGCAACCCGTAGCACTATTACTAATGCTAGAGTTACCAACGAAAACCATGGAGATAATAAAACTTTTCTCATTTTAAATTAAATTTCATTTGCGTTGCTTGCTCAACTTCTTCTAGCGACACTTGATATTTCGGTAAATCTGTCACAGGTAACGCAGCATTTGGCATTAAATATGCTTGCACGGATTTATTATTTTTCTCGACAATTATTTTATACAATCTAGTTGGAATACCCAAACCATTACCAGTTACAGAGTATCCAGGATCAAAAATGCCACCAGAAATAATATAATAATCTGTTCCTGCAGTTGAAATCATTTCGCGTTCTTTAGTTTCTAATTGTTTCCAGATCCCACGATTATTGTTTGCTACCTGAGCTACCATGTTACTCAAATCAAAACTTTCGCTCATAATATCAGCACTTTGAGTATTGTTTCCAGCTGGAGATAAATGTCCTCTATCATGAGTTTTACCAACAGTAGCATAATCGGCTAAAGTAGCTGAACATTGCGGGGAAACATCAGAATCAGGGTGAAAATTATCTTTTCGTTTAGCTGGACCAGTAATATCTTCTTTGGTTAAATGTTCAAATACTGCAACTGGAGCCTTTACTCCGCATCTATGAATTACTGCATAATTTGCATGACAAATTTCTTGATCGCCTTGCTGAGATTCATATTGTGGAGTTCCGTTTACAGTTAATTGCGGACATTGTTCGTTAATAGTTCCTGCAAATACAGCAGTAGAAAACGCTAAACATAGTGCTAAAACAAGTTTTTTCATGATTACCTCACGTTATATTTAAAAAAACTATTTATTTTTGAATAATAGTAATTTTTGTTGCAACACCCATATTAATTCTTTGAGATAATGGAACACCTTCTTGATTTAAATTTAATGTTGCATCTGAATTTTTATCAATTTTTAATTCAAATTGGTGTTTTGATGATTTGTTTAATACTAATTGTTCAATAGAATTAATATAATATTTTAAATTACTAGCCTCATTATATCCAGGCAACATTACCCCAACAGCTAATAAATCGCTGCCGACTTGATTAGTAGCGTTCAACATATCTTCCATTAAAGCAACCTCAAGATAATTTTTATCTAATTCGCTGCTTAAATCTAAAACATTTAAATCTAATTGTTTGTATGATAAAAAATCTTGATCAAGAAAATTAATATCTAAATCAGTTTTTATTTGTTCTACTTTTGTTGAATTATCTGTAGATTTTACAGGAGGAGATACAATTAATGTATTATCTATATTAGCTGCATCGATTGATATGATAACAGGTTTTGTTGGAGCAGAATTTTTATCTGATACAACTGTTGTCTGGAATGCTTGGTTCATTAAAACAAACCCTGCATCAGTAGAAACTTCAATAGCACCTGTAACACAACCAGTAATATCACAACTGGGTAATAAAATAATTGTACTTTTACCTAATTCATCAACAGTGGCGCTAAAATCAGTGCCCCGAATTGAAATTACGGAAGTCGGCGTATTAATAGATACTGTTTGAGGATTATGTTTAGCAATTTGTCCTGAAGTATATCTAACAGTTCCTAAAGCAAACTTTAAAGCTAATTTCCCTGCTGTTTTTTTAGGGTCGTATATAAAATCATCAATAATAAGTTTACTTTGTTCAGACACAGCAACTCGTGTATTATCTTCAAATTTAATATTAAGTTTAGAATTAGCTGTAATAATAGAATCTTTAGATTCTACTGGAAATTGCTCTTTAGTTGCATAGGATCTATTATTCCTATTAATTTCAGCTAATCCTGTTTGGTATTCGATTTTCCCTATATCAGATAAAACATTCACTGATATAAATGTTAAAAATACAAATACACAAAATTGCATATTAAGTCAAATATTTGTCTTTAAATTTCAATAAAAATTCATCAGATTTCATATTTAGCCCAGGTGGTAATTTAATCTTTAATGTTTTAGCTAATTCTTTTATGTCAAGATATATTTTTCTATTAGATCTTTGTTTGGATAAAGTGAGTAAAGGATGTGTCCCATCAGCTATTCGTTTTTTATTCAACTCCGGTCCTAAAAAAGGGTGCGTACCATTAGAGACGTTTGTTGCATTCATTTCTTTAACTCTATTAGATTGATTTTCTCGAAATTCTGGATTAAGGAATATATGAGTCCCTTCAGATAATAATTTTAATTGAACATTTCTTTGAAAATCGGAATTTAAAAATGGATGTGTTCCATCAGCTATTCGCTTTCTATTTGATTCTGGACCTAAAAAATTATGGGTTCCATTTAAAACTCGTTCTCTTGAAAAACTCCCCCCAATCTCCCCACCTAAAAAATTATGGGTTCCTTCTGCAACTTTCTCTTTTTGTTGCCTTCTAACAGTTTCAGAATCTCCGCCAGTTAACCCATTTTCTGGCACAATATTCGCCCAAAAATCAGAATCCACGATATCATAAATTTCAGATAGAGTTATAGCAACGGATAATAATTCATCTATATCTGTATATAATTTATACCATAAAGTGGTAACAAATTTAGTTCCGTGTTTTTTTATATGTTTTGACCACCTAATACCAGATCCTTTATATTTTATTGGATCAGATTTAATCGTTTTTCCGAAATATTTTAATCCAGTAACTGAATGTTGTTTGATATAAAGATATGTTGGTTTAAAATTTAAACGCTGTTGTTCTGTGATAATATAAATATTTGCGCTGGACATTGTTAATCCTCTTGATTAAGTGTAAAAATGTTTAGAGGTAGTGGGATCGGGGGATCCGCGACTACCGTCTATTTATATTAATTGGATTGATTAACAGTAATATTATTGTTAGAACCAGTACTTTCAATTTTTATACTCTTATCCAAAGTTCCGCTTTGAGTTAAATCAATTGTATTACTGTTACCAGTTAAAGTTAAATCAGCAGATACAATACCAGAACTTGTACTTGTATGAGTAATAGCATTACTATCACCAGTTACAGTCATTTTACTATTAGTTGTAGCACCAATTGTAGTGTCAATAGTATTATTATCACCCGATATAGTATGATTGATTGTAGTATTGTTACATGTCACAGCAGTTTTGACTCCACAATTAATTGTTTCTTTATTATCATTACCTGTTGTACTTAATGTAACAGTTGTATTATCACCATTTACGATCAAATCTAATTCATTTCTAGAACCAATTTGTTCAATAGTCGACACATCACTACTTCCACCAAAAAATGAAGGATTAAGAGCTGTCCCAATACGATTATCAACACCCTGTTGTGTTAATGTAATATCAGATAAACTCCCAACCTGTTCAATAAAAATATCATTAGCAAATGTAGTAGTAGCAAAGAGCATAACAAACATAATCAAATATGTTTGTAAGATTTTCATCTATTTTTCCTTTTTAAATTTCCAAAGACCTCGTTTTTCCCCTTCAATTATCATAGAATAAACACTGTCTTCAATAGCAACTCTAACACCTTCAGTAATAGGTTCGTTGACGCTATTTCCAACTTCTGCTTCTAGAGCAGTTACATTACCAGTTCCAATAAACATCATAACACCAGCATCACTAGCAAAACTATAAATCGTTTTAGTTGTTGCCACTGATACTAATACTTCCCCAGATGAAACAGAAATTAATCTCATCGAGATAGTAATTTGATCAACTCTATATTCTTGGGTGAATCCAAGTTTAAATAACCTTAACCCTATTCCACCCGTACGAATATCAGAATCGTATCCACTAATGCTACCTGTTACCATTAATCCACTAACTAATAATGGAGGTAATGGTTTAGATTCTTTTCCTTCGTAAACATCTCGTTGATTGCGAATTAATTGTCGCTCTTTAACTAAATTATCTAAACCAACTCGTTCAACAACCTTAAACCAATTTTTTGAATCTTGTAATGCTTTGATAACAAACGATTCTGCTCCCTGTGGAACAGCTGTTGATAATTGAGCTAATTTGTCTGATGGTTTACGTTGCCCAGTTTTATCAGTAAAATCGTAAATAGAAATTGGTATTGCTGGTCCTTCCAATTCCGGTAATTTATTACTTAATGTGATTCTTGATGTTATAGGAACGGGATCTTCTCTCATAATATCCAAAGCAATTTGAGAACACCCTGTAAGCAATAATATGGATAAAATCATATATTTCATATTAAAATCCAAACTGACCAATAGGAACTATAATATCAGTGGTATTACCATTAGATTCTGTAATTGTTAACGATACATCAGTTGCACCTTTAACCCAATTAATAGATGTTCCCTGAAAATCCATTGTACCTGATGTTGCTCCACTATCAGTAAACATTTGATCAGCTAATTGTTTGGATAATTGAGCGTAAATCCTGGACTCAACATTAACTAAAAATTTAGATAAATTGCTATTTTTAGCATCAGCTGCAGCTTTGGCTATGCCAGCTGCTGCATCATCTTTTATTTTTTGCTTTCGAGCGGATTCTATTTGTTCTAGAGTTATTACTTGAGTTGACCAACCATTTCCCGAAAATGATGGATTATTGAATTCATAAACTAGATTAGAGGCGTTAACATCAATTGAAAAACACATAATAAAAAACAACTTTAATAGGTGTTTTCTCATATAATTATCCTGATCTTGGACGTTTTGGTTTTGGCGGTTCTTCTTGATCTTGTTGTAATAAAGCCTTTTCACGAATTTGAAGAACTGTATTTAATTTAGCAGTTAATCTCAAAAGATCGTTATCACAAAGACGTATTCTATCAATAAGAGCAATTAACTCTTTATTAGCTTCACCTAAAACTGGGTTAATCTCATTGATTGTAAAATCCCAAACGTAACGAACCATTCTGAGCATAAAAAATGATGAAACTGTCGGAAAACCGTATTTTGAGATTAACTCGCCTATTTCTGTAATGTCCATATTATGTCCATATTATGTTTTTAATTTACAATTATTAAAATGCCATCGCATCATAATTGGTTTATTGCCAATTTTATTACAATATGGACAAGTAACTTGTATATTAACATGAAATTCCACGCCATATTTTTCTAAATTAGTTTTTTTAAATGTATTAAATATTCGTTCTTTTATTTCTGGATCTTTTGATGGATGGTCTACTCCATATACTTCCAAACAAGTCTGTTTCGATTTTTCTTTTATTATCGGCGATTGCAACCCATATTCATAACCATATCTTTCTAAATTAGTTAATTTAGTATTTTCTTTTATTACGTCAGATTGTAAGGGAAATTCTACACCATATTTTTTTATATTGGTGTCTTTCATTCTATTTAAAATTTCTTCATTTTTTGCAGGAGAATCTACTCCATAATTATCTAATAAAGTTTGTTTAGACTTTTCCTGTATTTCTGGAGCTTGTAAACAATATTCGTAACCATATTTTTCTAAACATGTTGTTTTAGATTTGTCATAAAATTCTGAGGTTCCAAATACCATTCCCTCATTATTATGTTTATTATACCAATCAGGCGAAGTTGCACAATTATATTCGTTTAAAAACCATGTTTCATATTGATATACAGATTGTACGCTAAACGGAATTATAAGTTCATCTAAAGTTATAATTTCTATTATTTCAAATACATCAACGCCTTCCCGTTCTATTATAGAATTAATTATTATAGATGATGTAGTATATCCGCCTTTTTGCATAAATTCTGATGGGTGACAACCTTTTGCCCATCTAGATCCAGCATATTGTTTACCCGTTTCTTTATGTCGGATAATATAAAAATATGGCATATAAATATTTTTGCTGAGCATTATTGTTCTCCTTGAACGATTGTAAGAATGTTTAGAATAGGTGGAGCCTCGGAACTCGCGACCTATACTTTATTTATAAAACCCTAATCTCTGCGAGCGTCTCGTTGCCCATCTGATCTTGAAATACGTTCTAGATCTGGACGTAATCCTAAAACAGCAGATATAGTAACGTCAATTTTAATTAATTCGTTAGAAGTATTTTTAACTCTATTTTCCAGCGCCATAACGATTGACGCCAATGTTCTAACTGATGTAATAACATCACCTAAAACAAATTTTAACGCTGTGAAAATAAAACTTCCTAGTGCACTACTAGCAATAATAGGAATAATAACATCAGAAAAAAACCCAATATATGCTTGATTCATATTAATCCTTGTTCATTTCTGCAGCAACTTCATGGTGTACCTTTTTAGGTAACGGATCAACCATTAAAGATTTTGACACTAATTTATCTAAATCTAGTACATCAACATTCATTTGACGCACGCGACCATCCATTGAGCGTAGTAATCCTGTTAATTTTTTAATTGTTTTAACAACACTACCTAAAACCAATTCAATTGCCTGCATTAAAAACCAACCACAAACAACAGCAATGGCTATTGGTGCACCACACTGTTCTACAAGATCAAAAAAATTAGGGATACCGATATCCATGGATTATCCTAACAATTTCTTAGCTGCATCATAATGATGTTGACGGTCGGTCAATCCTGTTGTTCCACCATTAATCGCCTTAGTTAATCCAACAAAATCTTTTTTATCAACAAATCTCTCATTTAATCTATTTTCTTTCCAGAAAAATGCGCCACTAGCAATAGCACCTTCTAAAGTTTCACAATAAGCAACAGTTTCGTCTAGGGATTTCCCACAAGATTTAGAGAATTTTGTATAATTATCTTTTCCAGTTAACTGAATCGCACCGCGACCACGATATTTCCAACCCTCTCCGCTGGCTTCAGAACCATTTCCCATACGATCACAATAGACTTTATTAGCGATTTTTTCTGGATTGCGATTATAAGCACCTGCGGTTGCCGCAGTAAACCGTTTTGGCCAAACTTTACATAAACCTTCAGCTGAATAATTTAAGTTTTCAATAAAAACTGTAAACCCAGCACTTTCGTGTCCGCATTGTGCCAAGAAACACGCAACTCTTTCAGTTCCTGTAATATCATATTTTGGGAGAACAACATTTAATGCATCAGTTAATCCACTAGGATCTTTATGTTTAGGGAATAATGATTTAACTGTACCTAATGACACAACACCAGCAGAAATTTGTTTAGGTTTTTCTTCTACAGGAGGCGTTGCAGTACCGTCTGGAAAATCTTTCACAGCTTTTCTAGTAGCTGGACCATCAAGACCATCAGCAGTGATTTTTGCACCGCGAGCAATTAATTTTTTTTGTAACTCAAAAATTTTCGGATCGCCTTTTGGTGACATTTTTGGTTCAGTAACTGATGGAACTACAACATCAGATAATGATTTAGAAACTTCTTCAAGTTTTTCGTCCAATAACCCTTTTAACATATCTAGCATAACGCACCTCTTTTAACAAATTGCTTTTTCTATATTTAGGTTTAACAGGTTTTTTAACCGAATCGTAAAAAAGTGCTTGCTTTTTTACCGCAAAAACGGTATAATGTAGTTGTACCTTAACTTAACTTGGAAAACTTTATGCAAAAAATCAAACACTATTTCGAAAGCCGTAAAATTTTTAAAGAAATTAAAGAAGCAAATAACTATCATGTTATTAAACCGTTTTTACACGGTTCACAATTAGAATATCGCAGATTTGCGAATTATGTTTTCCTAAAAGATTCTAAAGAAAACCAAGAAGCATTGGCTAAACGAAATTTCTCAGATTTCAAAGAAAGTGTACAGAAACACGTTAATTGGGAATTAAACGATGAGGTGTTGGATTTTGGTGAATCAATTCTTTATAACAAAAAATATAACATTATGTTGGTAATGGTTCCTGAAAAGAAATGGAACACATTAAACACCTCAGTTACAATTGCAGAAAAAACTGATAGCGGTATTGAAGTCCAAAGAAATGTGTTGGTTAATGTTTATACAACTTTAATCTAAAATTCTTCCATCATCCATATAGCATTTCTAGGTAACGCTTCAAGCATCTTATCTCTAGTAAATAGATTATTCGCAGTACAAAAATCATCAAATTTGACGTATTGCGAATAGTCTTTTACATCAAACATACTCTCTAAAAAATCACAACGTTCTTCAAAACTTGTTATTTGATCGCTCATAGATTTTCTCCATTTATATCTTATTTATTTTTATAAATACTATAAAATTAACCAATTTATAGAGTTTAAAATGGCATCTACATATTCTGATTTACTCCGCTTGGAGTTAATGGCAAATAAAGAAAATAAGGGAACTTGGGGAACAAAAACCAATAATAATTTGGATATTGTTATCGAAGCTGCAATTGCTGGCATGGCAACTGTTTCAATGTTAAACGCAGATTATACATTAACTACAGCTAACGCAAGCGATGATGAAGCCAGAAAAGCTATTCTAACGATTACATCTTCTGTCTCATTAACAGCAACCCGAAATATAATTATCCCAACTTCTACTAAAATTTATATTATATCAAATAAAACAACAGGTGGACAAAATATTGTTGTCAAAACTGCGGCTGGAACTGGTGTTACTATTTTAAATAATTCTACAAAAATAATTTATTGTGATGGGGTAAATGTTGTAGAAGCAATTACGCAAATTAACGCTAACACTATATTTGTTGGAACAAGTGCAAATACTACACAATTCCCTAATTCATCTGTCACCATATCATCAACTGCTACTGCTAATCAACGATCTGAAATACATAATATAGGATTATTGGCAGAAGGTGTGGCGCACGCAACTGATGCAAACGTGTACGGGGTTGGGGTATATGGAAAAGGTTATACAAGCCCAGCAACTAGATGCGCTGGAGTTATTGGTGAAGCACATGTTTTAGGAGTTGCTGATCAAGGATCTGCAATTGGTGTTCGTGGATATTCTAATGACATACACACAGGTGGCCATAATGTCGGGTTATTTGGTGAAGCATCTGGCGCCAGTGGTTCAGGTAATAATTATTCTTTGTATTTAAATAATGGCGGGATTTATTTAAATAGTGCTCAAACATGGTTATTAGGCGCTAATTTAACATTTTCTAGTTCAAATATAATATACAGCAACACAAATATTTACACAACTGGTATTAGTAGTGTTTTAGTTGGTGGATCTGGTGGTATAGGGTATGGTCCTGGTTCTGGTGGAACAATTACTCAGCTTACAAACAAAGCAACAACAGTTGTTTTAAATAAAACATCTGGACAAATAACAACAAATAATGCTGTTTTAGCAGGAAATACAACAGTATCATTTACAATGACTAATTCAACATTAAAAGCTGGTGATGTATTAGTTCTTAACCATTTATCTGGTGGTACTGCAGGATCTTATCTTTTAAATGCTCGATGTGCAGCTGGATCAGCATCAATCAATATTAGAAATGTAACGGATGCATCATTAACAGAAGCAATTACAATCGCATTTGCAACAATTAAAACAGCTACAGCTTAAATAATATAGGAAATCTTTAAATGATAACAGAAATTTCAAGAACTTTATATGGTGTATATGATTATGCCAACACACAAATTAATTTTGAATCAAATCCATATCTTCAAGCAACTAATGATTTAATTCTATATTTTACAGACAATGATGCTAGATATGCAGCTAAAGTTTCTAGTGTTTCTGGAAATAATGCCGTTATTGATTTTTCAAATGCTCAGTATGATGGGTGGGGTGTGGTTGCTAAAACTCCAAATTATGGAGCAGGTTTAACTGGTCCACAAGAAGTATTTTCTTTTAAATTTACTAATCCACCTAATGCAGTTCTTCAAGCATTCTCAACTGGAGGCAGTTCTAATGTTGCTATTGAAGTATCAACAGATCAACAACATTGGATCTCATTAGCCACATTACCAATTACCGTTGCTAATTCAAATACTGCATATACAACAGTAACAACTCCTTGGCCATATGGAAGACTTAATATTACTAATATTGGCGCTGGAAATTCAATTGCAGTAAACAAAGTAATATAATAAATACATAGCTGGTCGCGGACTCCCACATCCCACCAGCACTAAACATTATAATTATAAGGAGGAATAATGTCTAGCGAAAATATTTATATAACAGAAAAACAAATGAAAAATTTTAAACCAACATATTTAATGATAAAACAACATAAATCAACAGGTTTAAAATATTTATGTAAAACTAATTCTAAAAACCCATTTAAATATAATGGATCTGGAGATTATTGGTTAGCTCATTTAAAAAAACACGGTACGAATGTTGATACACTATGGTGCAAATTATTTAATGATATTAATGTATTAGTTGCTACAGCAATTAACCTATCAAAAAAATATAATATAATTGAATCTGAAGAATGGGCTAATTTAAAATTAGAGAATGGATTAGATGGCGGAACAACTTCCGAACAACAGAAAAAAATACAAAGAAAACGAGTTGATGATGGAACGCATCATTGTTTGGGAGATGGAGAATTTCAAAGAAAAATTCAACAAAAAAGACTTGAAGACGGTACACATAATTGGATTGGCGGAGAATTTCAACGGGAATTAGCGCAAAAAAGGATTAAAGATGGTACGCATAATTTTTTAAATGATAATCATCCATCTAAAGTAAAAATAAAAGATGGAACGCATTTTTTCCTAGGAGATACAAATCCAGTTTATACGCAAATTAAAAATGAAAAAAACATTTTTGTAAATAATAATCCAGGATTACATGGCACATTTCAAAAAGCGAAAGCAGCCAGACCAATTTATCAAGAAATAAAAGAATTATACAAAGCTAATGGGTTAAAATTACCAAAAGGCACATATATGAAATCAGATGAATATTTAGAATCACTTAAACTTAAATACTAAATAACTTAAATACTAAATAACTTAAATAAGGAATTATACATGAGCGCAATGTCCGATTATCTTGAAAACAAAATCATTGATCATATTTTAAGAGGAACACCGTATACAGCACCATCAACAAACGTTTGTATTGCTTTGTTTACAACAACACCTAGTGATACAGGTGGTGGCACAGAAATTCCTAGTTCTAACAACTATACTCGTGCTAATGTTGCTGCAAGTTTAAGCGGTTGGACAGGTACACACGGTGGTTCTGGTGCAGTAAGTTCTGGTACAAGTGGTTTTGCTAACAATGCGTCAATAATTTCATTTAATGCTCCATCAGGTAACTGGGGCGTTGTTCAAGGTTTTGGTATGTATGATGCATTCACTGGCGGAAACTTGTTATTCTATGGAGCATTAACTGTTCCTAAAACTATCAATAATGGGGACGCTGCTCCTAGTTTTGCAGCTAATACATTGTGTATCCAAATCGATAATTAATATTATCTCTCTGGAAATCAAAAAGGGGCTGAAAAGCCCCTTTTTTATGATAAATTAATTTATCAAATTACCATTCTAAAACAGGCAAATCAGCTTCGATATCAGAAAATGATGTAACAACTCGTGTACCTGCTTCAACGGCAGCTAAAATTGAATACAAAATTGCCCAAGATGCATCCCGTAACTCAACCGCTTTTAATCCATCAGCTTTAAAAAGGTCGTTAGAAGAATTGACATAAGTACATGCTGATAAGATACCATCATACCCTCTTTCTTTAGCAAATGCGTCAAGGTTTGATTGGACAACCGAAACGATTGACGCTTTTACCTGTTCCATTTTTGCTATTTGATTTTGTTGGGCGATTACTGGATCCAAATCAACAACAACCCACGATTGTTCGTAATGCCCTTTAGCAGTCAATATTGGGGGACCCTGGACCACTATTTGCGATACAGTATCAAATTCCGGCTGAGGTGTTGTAAATACAACAGCCACGCCCAAAAATTCTAATACTTCTTGCCCCCAAACTGCTGGAAAGCTAATATCTGGATTACGACGTCTCAGCTCACCTTGTGACACCACTTCTTGGGTATCAATGATGATATATTCCATGTGAATCTCCTATTGGATTGAAGTATGGGGGAGTTGAAATCCTCCCCCATGATTATTTATTAAGCAATGGCTAAAAATATGTAAGTTGCTGCATTAACATTGATGTTTGTAGCCGCCACTTGATTAACGATAAATCCCAATGCATCTGGGTCAATGCTATCATCGGTTGTAACTTCAGCAGTGGTGTTATTTAAACTTAGATGAGGGTCGGTAGCAGCAACAATGCCCCTGACGGTGTCCCACACAAACCAATCGCCCGTTGAATCAGCCCGCTTGATAAGAACAAATCTCGTCCCACTAGTAAACCCGCAATTGATTGTCTGAGTGCTTCCGTTGCCTGTGTAGCTGCCTACTTTTGAAACGCCTGGGCATGATGCAAAAAGGTAGGCGACCATCGTAACACCCGCAGACGGATTGGTGTCATCCCCTGTACCAACGGTAAAGCTTGTGCTTGTCGGTGCGGTATTATTCCACATAGGCGTAGAAAGACCGAACGCATTGGTTGAATTTAACAACCCCTTCTTTGTTGCCCCTTGAGACGCTGCATAAACTGCCCAATTCCAGCCACTAGAACTACGGGCTTTCATAATCATCAACTCAGGCGTAACCGTTAAGTTGTGAGTGATTGTCATTACGGTGCTACCTGTTGCCGTATAGCAAACCACATCAAACACACCAGGGGCGCGTTTGAAGAAGTGCGCTGTTATTGCATAGAAAGACGGCCCATTTGCATTCCAAGTGTTGCCCATCCCAAACACAGTTCCGTTCGTATTCCATGCGTAGCTACCCTCCGCGGAAGTTACATGCGTAGCCAAGTGCGGGCTTGTAGCAAACGAACTTGTTGGTGTGTCTGCGAACCCGTATCCAGTCAGTCTGGTTTTGAAGCTGCGGCCATAATGTGGTGATATGACCCCTTTATTCAACTGCATGACCAAATCTGGCTGAAAGCCAATCGTTGAAACCGGAAAAGATGGAGCGTCAACACCGGTTTGGTCAATCATGCTGTAAACCTGCGTCCCAGTTGTCGGTGGCTTGTTGGGGCGACGGATGGCGATGTAGATGTATGTGGTACCACCCTGTAGAGTTGGTGTAACAAATCCTGTCGCCGTTGGATTGCCGCCAGTTAGAACCGATTCGGCAGATGCAATGTTAGCCGACAAATATTGATCGTTCGTTGCCATTGACCAACCGCGAGCTACGTCAAGCATAACCCAACCATCTATTGCCGAACTTGACTTCACCATAACCCATTGCGGTTCGTAGCCAAGGGTTACAGTCGCGTTGCCACTTCCATCAGTCGTAAACGACCCACACGAAATCACATTGTCCGTACCCGTTAGACCAAAACCTCCAGCGTTGTGGGCGAAGATGTAGGCGACAAATGTGCCGCCAGAGGCGTTTAAATAACTGATTGATGTCACACCAAACGCTGTAGATGTAACAGAACCAAAAATGTTAAAGCCTTGGGCTGCGGTACTGTTTAAATAAAGTGTGCTGGCATCTTTATGCCAAACAGACCAATCACCAGCGCTATCAGTGCGTTTGACAATAATGCAGCCAGGAACACTGCCAAGGTTATGCGGAATGTTTTGAGCTGATCCGTTCCCCGTATACGTCACCACATCAAAGAACTTCGGCTGCTTGCGGAATGTCCATGAGGCGTAGTTGGTGCTGGACGCATTTATGACTGTGCTTGACCCGTTTAGGGTGAACCCAGAACCTGTCGTAGTTATGCTGGTTGTTGGTGATGTGGTTATGCTCGCGTTCGTTGCGTTTGATGCTTGATACGCAATTGTGGCGTAGCCGCCGCTGGGTAGATTGAACAAAGCATTATCCGTTGCATTTGTTCTATTTTTAACCCATGTAAGCCCGCCCTTACCTGTCAGGTCAATCCCGTTTGTGATCGTCTGTGTAGAGCCGTTACCTCTATATAGATAGGTGCTGAACACGTCTTCAATATAAGTTGCTGGACTAGCGCCAGCTGCTGCTTGTACTATATCTCTAACACTCATAATAATCCTTTTTTATAAAAAATATTCATCCAACCCCCAAGAGAGATTATTTTAAGTCTTTACCAAGAACCAACCCACTCCAAGTAGTACCACCGTCATGCGTAAAGAAACCCAATACATCACGACCAGAAACAGTTAACGTTGGTGCTATACCGGATGCCCATTTCACACCTGACCACCAAGTAATAGTAGATGAACCACCATTAGTCAAATCCAATACAAATGATATTGCAGTGTTGATAGAAGGAACGTTAGACACAGTGAATGTAGTTACACCAGAAATGGTTTTACTAAAATAATTACCAGTTGCACAATCGATGTCAGAGGCAGCAATTGCTGCTTTAATTTCTTTTGTGCCGGTGATTGTTGGAGCGGTTAAAATTTTATTGGTTAATGTTTGAGATCCAGTTAATGTAACTACGGAACTATCTATTCCTAATGTTGCAGCTGCGGCACCAGTATAATTTGTTCCGGTACTCCAGATCAAACCTGAACCATTAGCTAATGCATTTAATGTAGAACCTAATACAATACCAGAAATAGTATTTGCAGCTAATTTAGAGGTAGAAATTGCAGCTGTAGCACTAATATCAGCATTAACGATAGTTCCGTCCAATAACATAGCTGAAGTAACAGTACCAGTATCCCCAGTAGAAATTAATGTACCAGTATTAGCAGGTAATGTTAATGTTGTTGTACCAGCAACAGCTGTAGGTTGTAAAGTAATGGTTCCGCTTGATGCACCAGGAAGAGCAACCGAAGTAATTCCAGTTAATCCCAAATTACCAGAACTACGATTTAATGCTATTACAGTTGTTCCAATATAATGAGAAGAATTCCCCAAAACAACAGAAGGAATAGTTCCTGCTAAATTAGCAGAAGGAATATTCGTCAAATTAGCTGCGGTAACATTACCAATAGCAGAAACCCAAATACCACTTGTTACCCTACCAACAGAAGTAAGCGAAGAATTTACTACACTGGAATTCAATGTTGTCGCAGAAAGAACATCGGATCCACCGATTTTATATGTTTTACCAGAAACCAAATTTAAATTTTCAGAACTTACCCAACTAGAAATACCAGCTGTATTTGACCAATTAAATGTTTTATCGGTAGTTCCTTTGACGAGTAATCCACCACCATCAGCTGTTAAGTCTGTCGGGGCTGCAGTATTACCCAATTCAATAATTTTATCATTTATTACTAATTTAGTAGAATCAAATGTAGTTGTAATACCGTGAACATAAAGATTTCCTGATACATTTACATCGTTACCGAATGAAATTGAATTATTAAAATTAGTTTTACCATCAACATAATTTTTCATTGCAGTATTAGCTGCATCAGTATAATTTCTAGCAAATGTATTAGCTAAATCAGTATAATTTCTAGCTGCAGTTAATGTGATTCCATCATTCGCTTGTAAGAAAGTATTAGCTGCATTGGTTCTTGATGTATTAAAACTGTTCGCTAGATCAGTGTATGCTCTAGCTGCAGTTAATGTAATCCCATCATTCGCTTGTAGGAAAGTATTAGCTGCATTGGTTCTTGATGTATTAAAACTGTTCGCTAGATCAGTGTATGCTCTAGCTGCAGTTAATGTAATCCCATCGTTAGCCTGCAAGAAGGTATTAGCATCAGCTAATCTTGATGTATTAAAACTGTTCGCTAGATCAGTGTATGCTCTAGCTGCAGTTAATGTAATCCCATCGTTAGCCTGCAAGAAGGTATTAGCTGCATTGGTTCTTGATGTATTAAAACTGTTCGCTAGATCAGTATAATTTCTAGCAGCGGTTAATGTGATTCCATCATTCGCTTGTAGGAAAGTATTAGCTGCATTGGTTCTTGATGTATTAAAACTGTTCGCTAGATCAGTATAATTTCTAGCAGCGGTTAATGTGATTCCATCATTCGCTTGTAGGAAAGTATTAGCTGCATTGGTTCTTGATGTAT